CCCGAAGGGGCTGTTGTTTTAACTCCTAAAGAAATTAAATAGGCAATACCTTTATAACATCTTCTGCTAAAATACCCCTGTGGCATTCAAATTGTCTAGGGGTATTTTTATGTCGAGGGCACCAATCCCAGTCTGACTTATCAAATTTTAATTCAGGATCGTTCCAGCATCCATTGCATACATCTTTGTTAGTTACTCTAATGCAGTTGCTTACGAATTCATGCCCTTCCTTAGAGAAGTTTGCAATCATAACTGTCTTAACTCCAAGTCCCCAAGCAAGCCAACTTACTCCAGATCCTAATCCAATAAAGAAGTCGCTATTTTTTATCAAAGACATCGTGTCATTTATGTCTTGGTTTATTATCTGCTCGCAATTATCGAATGGATTTTCTTCTAGCGATACATTAATCACCTTGCATCCTTTCTCGTGTAGGTAGTTAATCACTCCTTGCCATCCCTCCTTAGTCCAAAATTTGCATCCTGCTGTAGAATTTGTAGCTATGGTAACAATTTTTTTAGCAAATATGCCAATAGGGGCTTTTGTTGGTTTGTATTTTAGTTTAGGCTTAATCTCTTCAAATTCTAACCCTAAAATATTAGTCGCAGCTTGCTGTAGTGGTATAGTATTAGGCAATGCCGGCTCCTTGTTTGAGTCGTAGAACCAACCGATGTTATATTGTGCTGCGATGTTATGAACAGTTGTTCCAGGCTCTACCATTTCTATCTCAGGAATGTCCAGTATTTTGTTCCAAAAACTTGACAAAATAACTTTGCAATCATGCTTCTTTTGAAACTCTAAAGCATATGGAGCCCAAGCGATTGTATCTCCAAGTGATTTACTATCAATAGAAATCAAAACACGCTTTCCTTTCAAATCAAGCGTACTTTCGTAAACCTTCTCCCCTTTCTCGTATACTTCAAGCGACCATTTCTCGTAGTATTGTCTGTTTAATTTAGCCCAAGAATTGTTTTGAATTGTGTTCTCATAAACAACTTCACCTGTACCTGTTTTCCATACTAGGTGGAACCAACATTTGGCATGAGATTTTATCTCGATAAAAGGTCCGTTAACATTATGCTCTATAATCTGAACATCTTGATCCTCTATTGGATTTTCTAATGTTATCTTGTATAAGTCTGATAGTCTCTTCTTAAACCATTCAGATGTTTGATCTCTTGGTGTAATATAATTAGCCTTGATTGTATTTAAGTCTGTATCGATAGGTTGAATATATTGTGCATAACGACCATAATATTGTGGCAAGTTATGAGCAATGATTGGCAAGTTGTATTCAATAGCCTCACGCAACGCAAGTGGGTTGCATTCAATTGTACTATTGAACATAAAGACATGAGCACTTTTAAGGGAATCATCTACGTCATCTCGCTCACCAGCCACAATTACATTCTCTGGCAAATCTTTCATCAAAGGCTCCCAATACTCTTGAAAATTTCCTGCTTGATTACCTATGAATATAAACTTCCAATCAGGGTTCTTTCTTGCAATCTCAATCCCCTCTGCTTGATTCTTACCTGGTGTCCACAATCCAACATTAACTACATTTTTTGTTTTTATCTTTTTAGATTCTTTAGGATCAATCGGGAATTCAATTACATACTTTGCCTTAGTAGGCATATCCTTAAATGTAACCGCTTTGTGGTAAACTGAGCAGAATGCATATGCATCAGGATGGAACTTGCGTTCTTTGTCAGGATTAAAGAACACATCATGGCAAGTCTCAACAATTCTGTATGTACGAGACGTATTATACAACTCACACATAGTGTCGTAGTCAAATCTCTCAGCCACATCGTGAAGATGTATAATGTCGGGATTAATAATCGATACGATATCCAATAGTTCCGATTTGGTATCACCAAGAGTATATACTTTGTTACCAAGTATCTCTTTGATTGCATTGCGATGCACCACAAAATCCGCTGTGTAGAACTGATATTCTACTACGTGGATGTCAAATATTTCGTTTAGTAACTCTACTTGTTTTAAAAGAAAAGATGGCATACCACCGGTAGATAGGTGTGGTGCTAGGTAGAGAATTTTGGATTTCATTTTTTAATTAATTAGATTAGCAAACAAATATAAAAGGAAAATGCTAAATTTGCATATTACTTTAATAAAATAACAATGAAAAAATTAGAAGAAGAAGAATTAACTCGCCTTAACGAAGTAACTAAAAGCCTTCGTGAAGCACGCACAACAATTGCAGATATTGAGCTTTCTTTAAATCGATTAAAGACTCAAAAGCAGTCAGTATTATTTAATGCTGAGAAATTCGCTGAAGAACTAAACAACATCCAGGGGGAAATGCATCAGAAATATGGTAACGTATTGATCGATATCGTAACTGGGGAAATCAAAGAACAAAATGCTGATTCGTAAAATATCTATTGGTCCCGATTATAAGAATGCGATGAACTATACTCATGGGCAAGAAGTCCTTGATAAGTCTTATCGTATTCATTTGATCACACAAAAGGACGATGGTGCGGTTAGTATTTTTATTGAGAAGAATACTGAAATTATTCTTTGGAAATGTATTGGTGCAACCACCCCATTTGTCCTCGAGTATAATATCGAGTTCTAATGAAATCTCCATTTTATTTTATCGTAAAGCCAAAAGATGGTAAGCGATATGATGATGAGCGTAATGGCATCATCTTATCCACGTCTAAGGAAGATTACAAGACAGCCACACGTGAGGCTATTGTAATCGAAACGCCTATTGGATACGAAGGTCCTATTCAGGTTGGCGATACTGTCATTGTACATCACAACACATTTAAGTATTACTATGATATGCGTGGGCGTGAGAAGTCATCGTGGAATTATTTCCGTGATGATTTGTTTTTCATTGATGATCCGTACGCATACAAGCATGAGTGTGATACATGGAAAGGAATCGGCCGATACGTATTCATTGAGCCTGTTGAGAACGACCATACAGGCATTACTACAATTGATGCAGAAAAGCCTCTTGTAGGCAAGATAAAGTATGCGAATGATGAAGTACTAGACCTTGGTCTTAAAGTGGGCGATATGGTCACATTTGAGCCCGAATCGGAGTATCCTTTTTGGATTGATAATCAGAAGGTTTATCGTATGTACACAAAGAACCTAACCATCATATTAGATGAGCAAGATAACCGAGTTAAAGAAGCGAATAATTGATTCAGGCTACCGAGCTGTAGAAGAATTAATTAAGGTTGCCGAGGAAAAGATTGTCACTCATGCTGAGGATGATTTAACTGCAGACAAACTAAAGAATGCTGCACAGGCTAAGAAGCTTGCTATCATGGATGCTTTTGAAATCCTTAAGCGTATTGAAGAGGAGGATAATATCATTCAAGGTGTTGTCAATAACCAAGTGAATACTAACCGGGGATTTGCGGAGTCTAGAGCAAAAGCAAAATGAGTTTACACAAAGTCTTAACTGATATCGTTCCACAAAAAATACTTGACAAGAAAAATGCCAAGAAAGAATGGGAGTATGGATATAATCCAGAGTTTGACATGGTGGTTATTTCTAAAGATGGAACTATTGGTGATATATATGATATTCAAAATCTTAGAGTAGCTTTACCTAGCACGCCAAACAAAGTAAATTATAAGGGTGATAAGTGGGAACCGATTGAGTTGCCACGTGAACTATCTCGTATCAAAACAATCTTTGATTGGAATAGACGTGATAACACATTTAAAAACCAATGGGTAGACTTTATTGAACAAGAGTTCGATCGAAGAGAATATGGCTATTGGTTTATAAATAATGGCGTAGAGACTTATATATCTGGCCACCATTATATGTACCTTACTTGGTCTAAGACTGACGTTGGTCATCCTGACTTTCGTGAATCAAACAGAATATTCTTTTTATTTTGGGAGGCTTGCAAGGCTGATAGCCGTTGCTTTGGGATGTGCTATCTAAAGAATAGACGTTCCGGATTTTCTTTTATGGCATCATCCGTATCGGTTGATATTGCTACGTTAGCTAAAGATGCTCGTGTGGGTATGGTATCTAAAACAGGACCCGATGCGAAGAAGATGTTTACCGATAAGGTAGTTCCGATTGCCAACAACTATCCGTTCTTCTTTCAGCCTGTGCGTGATGGTATGACCACACCAAAGACTGAACTTGCTTTTCGTGTTCCTGCAGAAAAGATTACACGCAAGAATATGGATCAAGAGAAGGATGAGGAGATGGATGGATTGGATACATCGATTGACTGGCGTAACACAGCAGACAACTCATACGATGGTGAGAAGCTTCGTTTCTTAATTGAGGACGAGGCTGCTAAATTAGAGAAGCCAATGAACATCGAGAATGGTTGGCGTATTCGTAAGACTTGTCTTCGTCTAGGTGCCAGGATCATTGGTAAGTGTATGATGGGTTCAACTTCGAACGCATTGGATAAGGGTGGTGAAAACTATAAAAAATTATACTATGATTCAGACGTCACGAAAAGAAACAAAAATGGCCAGACGATATCGGGTCTTTATTCGCTCTTTATACCGATGGAGTATAACTTTGAGGGATACATTGATCAGTACGGTCACGCAGTATTAGAGAAGCCTGACAAGCCTGTTAAGTCGGCTGAGGGTACTTGGATAATGGAAGGTGTTATTGAGTATTGGAATAATGAGGTTTCCTCATTAAAAGCAAACCCTGATGCACTCAACGAATTCTATCGTCAGTTCCCAAGAACAGAGTCTCACGCATTCCGTGATGAGACAAAGTCCTCTATCTATAACTTGACTAAAATCTATCAGCAGATTGACTACAATGATGGGCTGATCCAGGATCACGTGTTGACAAAAGGTTTCTTTCATTGGAAGAACGGAGAGAAAGATACAGAAGTTGTTTGGACCCCTGATAAGAACGGAAGATTCTTGGTGTCATGGATACCTGAAGTAGCATTGCGTAATAATTTTGTAACTAAAAATGGAACACGTTATCCTCTCAACGAACACATTGGGGCTTTTGGATGTGACCCTTATGATATTTCGGGTGCTACTTTTGGTGGTTCGAATGGCTCTCTTCATGGTCTCACTAAGTTTAATATGGCGAATGCTCCATCAAATGCGTTCTTCTTAGAATACATTGCTCGTCCACAGACAGCAGAGATATTTTTTGAAGAGGTGTTGATGGCTTGCGTATTTTATGGAATGCCAATACTTGCTGAGAATAACAAAGCCCGATTGCTATATCACTTTAAGAATCGTGGCTATCGTGGTTTCTCAATGAACAGACCGGATAAGCACAAGGCAAAGTTGTCGTTTACTGAACTTGAGATTGGGGGTATACCATCTTCGAGTGAGGATATGAAACAGGCTCACGCAGCTGGAATCGGTACTTACATCGAGAAGTATGTAGGATACGATTTAGAAGGAACATATAGAAATCCAGATGAAATTGGAGATATGCCTTTCACGAGAACTCTACAGGATTGGTCTAAATTCAATGTTAATGATAGAACAAAGTATGATGCTTCTATTAGTTCGGGATTAGCTATTATGGCTAATCAGAAACATATTTATCTGCCCGAGAAAAAAGAGTCAAAAATTAGCATTAAATTTGCAAGATACGATAACAGCGGTTCAGCGAGTAGACTGAAAAATATATGAACGACCCTTTAATAATGATTAATCCGACCAACTTCCCAACACAGTTGGCAACGGATGCAGAGAAAGCATCTCAAGAGTTTGGATTAAAAGTAGGACAAAGTATCATGTGGGAATGGTTTGCCAAGACAGGTAACAACTGTCGGTACTATTCTCAATGGATTGACTTTCACCGTATTAGGCTATATGCTCGTGGAGAGCAACCTATTGCTAAATACAAAGAGCAGTTTCAGGTTGATGGGGATATGTCTCATATTAACTTAGACTGGACACCTGTGCCAATCATTCCTAAGTTTGTTGATATCGTTGTTAACGGAATGAATGATCGTCTTTTCGAGGTTAAAGCATATGCACAAGATGCTATGTCTATGGAGAAGAGAACTCAGTTTCAGGAGATGGTTGAGGCTGATATGGTTTCAAAGGATTTTTTACTTCAAACTAAACAAGAGTTTGGTATTGATGCATTCAATGTGCCACCTCAGGATTTACCTGAAAACGAACAAGAACTCAATCTGTTTATGCAGCTTAAATATAAGCCTGCTATTGAGATTGCAGAAGAAGAAGCTATTAATACTATTCTAGATGTTAATCACTATAGTGATGTACGAAAAAGATTTGATTATGATATCGCTACTATTGGTATTGGTATGGTCAAGCATTCTTTTGTTCCAGGAACAGGAGTCCGAGTAGAATATGTCGATCCTGCTAACATGGTGTATAGTTACACAGAGTCACCTACGTTTGACGATTGCTTCTATTTCGGAGAAGTTAAGCAAGTGCCTATTACTGAACTTATTAAAATTAAGCCCGATATTACAAATGAAGAGTTGGCGGAAATTCAGCAGCTTGGTACAGCTTGGTATAATTACTATGGCGTACTTCGTCCTTATCGCAGCGACTTGTTTAATAGAGACGTTGTTACATTATTGTATTTTAACTATAAAACCGACAAGACGTACGTCTACAAAAAGAAATACACAGACAACGGAGGATCAAAAGTAATTGAGAAAGACGAAAACTTCAAAGTACCAGAAGGTATGGAGGAGCGTTTTGAGCGTATTGAAAAACGTATCGATGTTTGGTACGAAGGTGTAATGGTTATGGGATCAAGTTACTTGCTTAAGTGGGAACTTGCTAAGAACATGGTTAGACCTAAGTCTGCATCTCAATATGCATTGCCTCAGTATATTGCTGTGGCACCACGTATGTACAAAGGAGTTATTGAGTCATTGACTCGTAGAATGATTCCTTTTGCCGACTTGATTCAACTTACCCATTTAAAACTACAACAAGTATTACAGCGTGTTGTGCCTGATGGTGTTTACATTGATGCCGATGGTATTAATGAGGTTGACTTGGGGACTGGTGCTGCGTACAATCCAGAAGATGCTTTGCGTTTATACTTCCAAACAGGTAGTGTAATTGGTAGAAGCATGACCGTGGATGGCGATCTTAACCACGGTAAAATACCTATTCAAGAACTTAACACTAATAGTGGTCAAGGAAAAATTACCGCATTAATTAATGCGTACAATCAGTACCTATCAATGATCAGGGATGTTACCGGGTTAAATGAAGCTAGAGATGCATCAACTCCAAACCCTGATGCATTGGTAGGTGTACAAAAACTTGCAGCCCTTAATTCAAATACAGCTACACGTCACATCTTAGAAGGAAGCTTATTTATTACTAAGCGTTTGTCTGAAGCTATTTCTTGTCGTGTTGCCGATATCTTAGAATACTCTGACTTCAAAGAAGAGTTCACTATGCAAATTGGCAAATATGCAGTTGGAGTTCTTGATGAAATCAAAGATTTGTACCTGCACGATTTTGGCGTATTTATTGAAGTGTCACCTGATGAAGAGCAACAAGCACAATTAGAAGCTAATATTCAAATGGCCTTACAGAGGGATCAGATTAGTTTGGAAGATGCTATTGATATTAGACAGATGAAGAATCTTAAGTTGGCTAACGAATTGCTTAAGCTGAAGCGTAAGAAGAAGCAAGAGGATGACATGAAGAATGAGCAGGCTAAGATTCAAATGCAAACTCAAGGTAATATTCAGTCTTCTCAAGCATCTGCTCAGGCTGCATTGCAAAAGGTTCAAGCAGAGGCTCAGGCAAAAGCACAACTTGCACAATCGCAAATGGAGTTTGATATTCAGCGTATGCAAGCCGAGGCTCAGATTAAGCAACAATTAATGCAGGTTGAGTTTGAGTACAATATGCAGTTGCGTGGTATGGAGGTTGAGAAGGTTAAGCAATTAGACATGGATAAAGAGAAGGCTAAGGATAATAGAACAAAACTCCAGGCAACTCAGCAGTCTAAGCTAATTGAGCAACGCCAAAAAGACTTGCCTGCTATGAACTTTGAGTCTGAGGAAGACTCGTTAGATGGGTTCGATTTGGAGCAGTTTAATCCAAGATAAAATTTATTACTACTTTTGCACAAATTAAATTAAATAATAATGGAAAATTTTCAAGTAAAACTGGTAGACTATGAAGAGAAGTCTGTCCAAGAAGTAGAAGAAACTCTACTTAAAGTACACGAGGAAAAAACAGGCATTGAGCAATTTGATCAGTCCGAAGAAATTAAGTTAGATCTTTCTGCTGCACCCGACACAGCAGTTGATCAAGGGGAAGAGCAATCAACTCCTCAGTCATCGTTTGGCGATGAAGACGTTCTTTCATATTTGAAAAGCAAGTACAATAAAGAAGTTAACTCTTTAGATGATTTGTTTACACCTGTTGAGCCTCAAAAGGAATTGCTTCCTGAGGATGTTGAAGCGTTTTATCGTTTCAAGAAAGAAACAGGTCGTGGACTAGAAGACTTCTATCGTGTTAATCAAGATTTATCAAATGAAAAACCAGAGCGTTTATTAGCAACATACATGAAGGAAATGAATCCTGATTTAGACGATGAGGATATTCAGTATGAATTGGGGGAATTATATTCTTACGATGAAGAACTTGATGACGAGCGTGACATCAAAAAGAAAAAACTTGCATTTAAAAAAGAACTTACTAAGGCAACAAAGTATTTCGAGGAACAAAAAGAAAAGTACAGAGCACCACTCGAGTCGATTGGTACATCAGCTGTCTCTTCTGAGGACCAAGAGGCTTTGCGATCTTATAAGGAATATATGAGTACGCTTACTGCCCAACAGCAGGAGCAATCAAAGAAATCAGAATTCTTTGTGCAAAAGACTAATGAATTATTCTCTAATGAATTTGAAGGTTTCAAGTTCGGTATTGGAGATAAGGATGTGTCTTGGAAACCAGCGAATCCTGAGGACTTGAAAAACAAACAAATGGATATCTCCAAGTTCTTCGGCAATTTTGTCGATGATAATGGTTATATCAAGGATGCTAAATCCTATCACAAGACGATAGCTGTAGCCATGAATCCAGATTCATTTGCGAAATTCTTTTATGAACAAGGTAAAGCCGATGCGATTGACCAATCTGCTAAACAAAGCAAGAACATCGACATGGGCTCCGTTCGTACAACAGGACAACCAATTGACAAAGGTGGATTTAAGGTAACGGCTTTGGATAGTGATCATGGAAGTAGACTCCGGATTAAATAATTTTAAAACCAAAACCAAATTTTTAAACAATGGCTGGATCAGTTCAAGATACCCCGGGTTTTCAATTACAACCCTCAGCGGTAAAGGCAACATTGCCTACTAACTACATTACCAACTTCGACTTCATGAACCAGTATCTTCCAGATACTTATGAGAAAGAATTCGAGCGTTATGGTAATCGCTCTATTGCATCTTTCTTACGTTTAGTAGGAGCAGAGATGCCATCTAACTCTGACTTAATTAAGTGGGCAGAGCAAGGTCGTTTACACACAAAATATGTTAACGTAACAACTACAGCTGTAGCTGGTGCTGATACTGCAACATGGACTGTGAATGATTCAAACGTATCAGTTAACTTCCGTGTTAACCAAACTGTATTCTTATCTGCGAACTCAGGTTCTGCTTCAGATAAAGCTATCATTACTGCAGTTGACTCTGCTAACGATACATTTACTGTAGCTTACTACGCAGGTGGTGGACAAACAATTGCTGCATCTACTGTATCAACTGCTTTCGTTTACGGTTCTGAATACACTAAAGGATCTACTGGAATGGTTGGTTCATTAGAATCAGAAGACATTTTCTTCGAAAACAAGCCTATTATCATCAAGGACAAGTACACAGTTTCTGGTTCTGATATGGCTCAAATCGGATGGGTTGAAGTAACTTCTGAGAATGGTGCTACAGGATACTTATGGTACATCAAATCTGAGCACGAGACTCGTTTACGTTTCGAAGATTACTTAGAGATGTCAATGGTTGAAGGTGTTCCTGCTGAATCAGGTTCAGGTGCTTTGACTTACTTGACAGTTGCTGCTTCTAACGTACAACCTGGTGCTGCTGGTACTGATGGTTTGTTTGAGACAGTTGCTTCTCGTGGTAACGTTTGGGCTGGTGGTAATCCAACTACTTTGTCTGACTTCGATTCAATCATCCAACGCTTAGACAAGCAAGGAGCTATCCAAGAGAACGTAATTTTCTTGAATCGTCAATTCTCATTCGATATCGATGATATGTTGGCATCTCAAAACTCTTACGGTACTAACGGTACTTCTTATGGTTTGTTTAACAACGATGAGAACATGGCGTTGAACTTAGGTTTCAAAGGCTTCAAGCGTGGTTATGACTTCTACAAGACTGACTGGAAATACTTGAACGATGCAACTCTTCGTGGTGGAATCGTAGGTGGAGCTATCAACGGTATCTTGGTACCTGCAGGTTCTACTTCAGTATACGATCAAATCATGGGTAAAAACGCTAAACGTCCGTTCTTACACGTTCGTTACCGTGCTTCTGAGACTGAAGATCGTCGTTACAAGACTTGGATCACAGGTTCTGCTGGTGGTGCTCAAACTAGCGACCTAGATGCAATGGAGGTTAACTTCTTATCTGAGCGTGCTTTATGTACACTTGGTGCGAATAACTTCTTCTTGTTCGAAGCTTAGTAAAATATTGGGGAGGAGCAATCCTCCCCTTATTTCTTTTTTAAAATTTAAATTATAATCAAATGTCAAAATTAGTGCTCGAGGACAAAGTCTATGTCCTAAAAAGAAAAACATTCCCAATGTCGTTAATGTTGAATTCGAGAAATACAGCTCGTAAGCCATTATTATATTTCGACGAGGAGACAGGACAGAATCGTCCATTGCGTTACGCACGTAATCAGAAATCACCATTTGAAGATGAGCAAGATGGCCACGCTATCTTAGAACCAATTATCTTTGAAGATGGTGTACTTACTGTACCAAAAAATAATCAAGTATTACAAAAATTCTTAGCATATCACCCAGACAATGGCGTTTTATTTCAAGAGTTAGACACTAGAAAAGATGCAACTGAGCAGATCGATTGGATGATGGTTCAATTAGAGGCACAAAATGTTGCTATGGGATTAGACATCTCTACACGTGAAGCTATCGGTCGCATCGTATTAGGTGCTCGTGTTGATCGTTTGTCAAGCGAAGAGCTGAAGCGTGATATATTAATGTACGCACGTAACAATCCTGAGGAGTTCTTGCAAATGACTAACGATCCTGAGTTGCGTTTACAAAATATTGCTGCTAAAGCATTACAGGATAACTTGTTTGTATTAAAGAACAATAGACGTGATATCTACTTTAATTTACCAGACAACAAAAAGAAACTAATGGGTATTCCTTTTGGAGATGACCCAATCAAATTGTTGACTGCTTATCTACAAAGCGATGATGGTATTGAATTATACAAAGTTATCGAGAAGAGATACACCAAGTAATAAGAGGGAGGACAAAAGTCCTCCTTTTTTTATATCTTTGTCATGTAGTTACCATCTCACAATACGTAACTTAAAAATATAAATGGTCTTATTAATGAAGCCGAGGTGAGATGCGGTGGATTTAGTAAGACCTATTTTTATTATGGAAATTTGGAAAGATATACCCGGTTACAAAGGATTGTATCAAGTAAGTAATTTAGGTAGCGTAAAAAGATTAAATAAAAACAATGAAAAAATCCTAAAGAACAGGATTCGTGATGGATATTTTGCTGTATCGTTATCTAAGAATGGAATAAGAAAAGATGGAAAAATATCTAGAATGGTAGCCATTGCTTTTGTTGATAATCCTTTTAATTATAATATCGTTAACCATATAGATGGCAACAAGCAAAATAATAATTATGAAAATTTAGAATGGGTTTCAAATAGGGAGAATATACACCATTATCATTTAAGTAAAAATGCTACAACAAAACATTCTTGCATATATGATAAAAAATACGGATTTGTAGTCCAGGTTAGTTTTGAAGGTAAAAGACATTATTTAGGTTATTATAAAAATTTAAATAATGCTATTGAGGCAAGAAATTGTTTTTTAAAATCAAATAATATTGTTAATAAGTATATATAGTTTTCAATAAAAAAATATGCTTATTTTTGTAGGATAATATATGTAAATTATTTTATATGATTAATTCTGTCCGAAATACGGTAATGTCTATCCTGAATAAGGACAATAATGGATATATAACACCTGAGGAATTTAATTCATTTTGTAAGCAAGCTCAACTTGAAATCTTCAATCAATACTTTGTGGACTTTAAGAACTCAAAGCTTTTGGATTTCAAGGGTATGGAAACGTCAGGTTATTCTGATGTTACAAAACAAATGGACCAAACTATCGATTATTTCTCTAAGAATATCGATTTAGTATATGCTGCAGGAAAGTTTTCTATGCCTACAGATTGGTTCTTAATGAACGCTCTGTACTACAATCAAAAGGAGATTGAGCACGTAGATCAACTTAAGGTTTATAAGCTGTTACAATCAAATCTAACGGCACCTACGGAGTTGTACCCGGCATATGTTATGCAAGGAAATGATATTACAGTATACCCATTAACAATTGTTGACAACGTAGAGACGTATTATGTACGGTATCCATACGACCCTAAGTGGACATATACAGTTGTGAACGGTAGCCCTCTATTTAATCAGAGTGCATCCGATTATCAAGACTTTGAATTAACATCATCTGACTTTCCAAAGTTAGTTGTAAAGATATGTGAGTACGCAGGAACAAGTATCCGTGAGCAAGAAGTTGTGGCTGCTGCCAAACAAGAAGAAATGTACATGGATCAAACGGCACAATAATGACTCAAGAAGAATATTACACCAATGGGGGGACTGCCCCTACCGACAAAAACTGGGGTACATACCAAAATGTTACATTAAAGGAGATTGTTAACAACTTCCAATTAATGTACATGGACGATGGCGATTTGTTGAATAATATCAATCGCTACAAAATTCTATTTCACGCTAAACGTGGATTGCAAGAATTACAATACGATGGCAATCGTGTGGTTAACGCTTTGCAATTAAATGTTGGAGATGACCTTAAGTTTGTGTTGCCTCCTGACTATGTCAATTGGGTTCGTATTTCTTTGTTCTGCGGAGGGGTATTGTATCCGATGCACGAGAACTTGCAGGCTAACTCAGCTACAGAATATTTACAGGATAGCACATATGCTATAACATTTGATGAAGATGGCAATGCATTAATTGTTACATCTAAGTTAGACGAGTCTCGCCTAATTGGATTGAACCAATGCTACTGCGAACAGAACGACCAATGGGGTTGGTACTTGGATGGATTGTGGTATTTTAATTACCCAGGAGGTCAGTATTACGGATTGAATACTGAGGCCGCTACAGCCAACCCCACGTTTACTATCAATAAAACTGAAGGCGTTATTAACTTCAGCACAGGTGTTCATCGCCAATCGGTGGTATTAGAGTATATTTCTGATGGATTGTACGGATTAACAGATGATCAAATCCCTGTGCCTAAATTAGCAGAAGAGTATTTATACTCTTATATTAAGTGGGCTATCTTAAACACAAAGGCTAATCAAGCTGAGTATGTTATTAATAGAGCTCGTAAAGAGAAGGTTTCAAATTGGAGAAACGCTAAAATCAGATTAAGTAATTTACATCCTGGTCGCTTGTTAATGAACATGAGAGGCCAATCTAAGTGGATAAAATAAATGGCAGAATTACAAAGACACTTCCTACAGGGGATAATGAACAAGGACTTAGATCCTCATTTTCTACCTGATGGTCAATATCGTGATGCACTAAATATTATTGTTGCTGACTCAGATGGTACGTTTAGTACCGGAGATGGACAGCATAATGGCGTTGCTCAGAATTACCTTGGTAATATTCAAATGAGCGATTCATTAGGATTATCTCCTAGTGCATTATGTATTGGAGCGTTGTCTAACCCTGCTCAAAACACTATCTATTGGATGATAGCATCAGATGAGTTTGATGCCGTTGTTGAGTACAATGAGGAGTTTGATGTAACGTCATTCATATTGAAGGCTACTAAAAATAGCCCAACGACTCCATCTATCTTAAATTTTAATAAGAACTATAGAATAACAGGAATAAACTACATTAATGGATTATTATTTTGGACAGATAACTACAATCCTCCAAGAAAGATAAACATTGAGCGTTGTCGTAATTATGCTGTAGATGGTTTTACCGAGGATGACATTAGTGTTATTGTCAAGCCACCAATCGCATCTCCTGCAATATCATTTCCAGATGTTGAAGACACTCTTCCAAATAACTTGGAGAATAAGTTTTTGTACTTCTCATATAGATATAAGTATTTAGATGATGAATATAGTTCATTATCTCCATTCTCTCCTGTAGCATTCTTTCCTAAGCCATTTGCTTATGACTATGGTGTATCTGAGAATATATCAATGGTCAACAGCAAGAGTGCTGTAGATATCGAATACAATACAGGAGGGGCCAATGTAAAAGAGATTCAGTTAGTGTTTATTGACACATTAAGCACAAATGCTTATGTGATTGATAATATTAATAAGCAGGATAATAATTTTGCAGATAACACAAATCATACATTTACTTTCCAAAACAATAAAGTATACACGATATTGCCTGCGGATCAAGTAAATAGATTGTTCGATAACGTGCCATTAAGAGCTCAGGCTCAAGACTTAATTGGCAGTCGATTGATATATGGTAATTATACACAATTCTTTGATCTTGTCGATTCGAATGGTGCTAACATAAACCCTGCTTTTTCTTTATCGCTAGAGGGATCAGTAATTACTGACAATCTTCCTCATGCTACATTTAAAAGTAATCGTGATTACGAGGTTGGTATTGTTTATTTAGATGACTACGGCCGATCAACTACGGTAATTGTCCCTACATTAAATACTAATACTTTATTTATTCCTGCCGATAGAGCAAATTATGCGAATGACATAAGAGTTGAAATAGATAAAGATTTTGCTCCTCCGGCATTTGCTACATATTATCGTTTTGTTTTAAAGCAGAATAAGCAGGAGTATTATAATATATTTCCATTGACTTATTTTTCAGATGGTCAATTTAAGTGGTTCTTGATTAACCAAGCAGATGTTGACAAAATATCTGTTGGGTCATATTTATACATTAAGAATGTTGGAAGTAATAATGATATTCAAATAAAAGTATTGGATATTGAATCTAAGGCTTCCAATTTTTTAAATAATGATTCATCTCAACCAGCAGGCGTTTATTTTAAAGTTAAAATAAATTCAAGTTTACTTCCCGATGTATTTAATTATCTAGGAGGAGGTATTGCTAGTTCTGGTAATGCTGCACTTACTGGCATATTTCAAGTTGCAGAAAAATCAATATTTTACGGATATGGTAATAATGATTTAGAAACATCTAATTTAAATATTTACACAACAACAATTATAACTGCTGGGTCTTGGCCACGACCAGATGCAAGATTTTATATAGAAATTGAATCGACTAATTCAGTTGCCGATAAATTCAATTATTACATAATGGCTGGTGGCAAAGGAAAGCAGTTAGTATCAACTACACCTATAACTATAGTCGCTGGTGCTGACGTATTATTAACTTATACTGGATATTTTAATTCGGCATTAGGTACTTCTTTTCAAGCAACAGTTTCCTGTACTATAAAATTTGATGCTGCCATAGGTCACAAAAAATACGATTATTGGGTTGTAAATTGTAGAGCTTTAGCTAACTCAACATTAAATGGTCCATTAAATATATTTGGGGCGTATTACCCTTTGTACTCAAGTAGCTGGACTGTATACGGAACCACAGATACATGGAGTGTAAACTCTTCATATGATTCAGATCGCCCAATTAATGCAGGTACCATACTTAAGTTTACAACCAAATATAATGGTGGTAGCCCAAATGAATTAACTTTAATTTCTTCTGCTAATTATAAAAATATAGAAGAATGGTTTATAGAGGACAACGCATATGATAAATTCTCAACAATATTAGACATTAGTGAATTTGATAGTGGTAACGCAGTCCCTGTGTTATTTAGAAGAGTGTCTTTATTCCCGGATAATACACCAAATCAAACAGCAAATCAGGGTGGAGTTATAAGTGATACTACATTGAACTATCCTGTAGCAATGATGCTTTTGGATACACAAACATCAAAAACTACATTTCAAGTTATATTAAATGTTACTCAGTCTGAATCTCCTATATTATTTGAAACCGTCCCAACTGATACTAACCAAGATATTTATTATGAATTAACTAATACATATCCAATTGTAAATAATAGTCATACGACAAACTTTACAAACCAAGTATTGGGTGAGTCTTCTGGATTTGCATATTTAAATAGAGATGATAGCTTTTCGTACCCAAACTACGACTTTAATGCATTTGCTTGGAGTAATGGTGTGGAAAGCTTTAGAATAAGAGATGACTGGAATGCAGCTACAATGCAGTTTAGCCCACGTGCCAATTCTACTATAGAAGGATATGCGGAGCAGACACTTGTTCAAGCTTTGACATATAGTGGCGTATACCAACAAACAACAGCAATCAATCGATTGAATGAATTCAACTTATCTCTTGGTAACTTTAAGTACCTGGATCGATTCTTTGGTTCAATTCAAAAGTTACACGCACGTGATACAGATTTAGTTGTCTTACAAGAAAATAAGACATCCAAAGTTCTTTATGGTAAGAACCTAATAAGCGACTCTGTAGGAGGTGGCACAATTGCTTCAATTCCTGAGGTTCTTGGTACTCAAATTGCTTATACAGGTGAATATGGTATTAGTGAAAACCCTGAGAGTTTTACTACTTGGGGTAATAACATGTATTTTACTGATGCGAGACGTGGTGCTGTAATGCAGTTGTCTGAAGCAGGTTTGTTTGAAATATCTTCAAATGGAATGAAGAACTGGTTTAAAGCTAATCTAAATCAACCTACTGTAAAGATTGGTATGATGGATCCGTACTTCGAGCATTATGTTTTAAGTATTAATAACGATCGCCCAATTAGTACTTGTCAGTTAAGTGTATCATCTGATGACGTTGTTGTTTCGAATATTGCAAATATTAATCAATTTGCTTTTGCTATTGAGTCTAATAGCCAATGGTCTATTGTGGTTCCTGATAATGATTGGCTTACAGTTAATACAAGATTTGGCAATGGGAATGGACAGGTGTCTGTAACTACAACAGAAACAGAAGAAGCTAGAAGTGTAGTTGTTACTGTAGTAGGATGTAATACTGATATTGACGTTATAATTAGACAATCGGCCGCACCTCCTGTATTACCTACTACATGGTATTCGTTAAAAAAATGTTCTGATAACACTAATCATTTTTCTCAAGGTTATGAGGCACCAACTATTTTCTTCCCTAACGAAAGGGTAACTTCAGGCAGTTCAACATATATCATATTGCAAGGTTACTCTGAGGACCCTGGTGGAACTCAGTTACCTATAACAGCAACAGGATTTGATTATTGTCCATCAATACCACCTACACAAGAGTGGTACAATTTGATTAATTGTAGTACTAGTGCAACAGCAACTTCTATTGCTTATCCTATTAACACATTCGCAATAAATGCTCGTGTTACATCAGGTGGAGTTACTTACAGAATAAGTGCTAAAACAACCACAAATCCTGGAGGAACTCAAATTGCTATTACATCAACAGGATTTAGCGGATGTCCTACTGTTCCTACACAAGAATGGTATAAACTATACAATTGTTCCACAGGTGATTTTGCATTTTCTGATGCATCGCCTATTGGAGAATTCCTTGTAGGGGATCGTGTCACATCAACAACAAGTTATACATATACTATTTACCAAGTATTAACTTCGCAGCCAATTGGTACATTGTTAGAATTGGCTGGAACAGGAGAGGTTGGTTGCCCAACTACTTTTACATTCTACGCTTTAACAGGATCAGAATCTACTACATCTACAAAGTGGTACAGATTGTATAATTGTTCTACAGGTGCTACCGCATATTCAGTCGGATATCCTGATACAATAGCATACAACATAAATGACCGAGTAACATCAGGAGGAGTAAACTATACAATTTCTTACATTTACTCAACTGATCCAGGTGGAACACAAATATCAATAACAGCAACAGGTATTGTTGGATGTCCGACAGTAGCCCAAGAATGGTATTACTTAACAAATTGCACTACAGGCGGAACAGCATATTCAATAGCGTATCCTCCTGGTACATTCCCGGTTGATAGAAGGGTTTCTAATCTTTCAGCCACATATGTAATTACATCTGTATTGCCATCAGATCCAGGTGGAACTCAGTTAACACTTTTAGATGAAGGCGTATCAGGTTGTCCTGCGATTTACCCTACAACTTGGTACACATTAAGAAGATGTTCTGATAATGCACAGCGTTGGTCTCAAGGATATACCTCACCTACATTCTTTTCTCCTAACGAAAGGGTAACCTCTGGAGGATCAACATATATTGTATTACAGGGGTATTCTGAAGACCCAGGTGGAACTCAGTTACCTATAACATCAACAGGAGAATTCTATTGTCCATCAATACCGCCTACACAGGAGTGGTATATTGTTGAGAAATGTTCAGATGGTTTATTCTCAAATACAATAGCATATAACATAGGCAGTTTCTCTGTGAACGATAGAGTGACTTCTGGTTCAGACACGTATCGTGTTTCGTCTGTATTGTCAAGTAATCCTGGAGGAACTCAAATATCTATAACAGATACAGGAGAGGTGGGGTGTCCTGCACCTCCTGCTCAGGAGTGGTATAAGTTGTATATTTGTGAAACAGGTCAAATTAAATATTCTTTACCATATAACTTAGGTACTTTTGTATTAAATGAAAGGGTTTTAACAGAAACTGATTTAATTGCCACAGTATCTGAAGTGTTAACAATAGAGCCTTCATTCCTTAAATTAGCAATTTCTTATACTGGATTTTTTAATTGCCCATAATAATATAAAATAATATGTCATTTACATCATTAGAAGATGCTAGAAATAGAGTTACAAACCCAGAGTTAGACGAAGGGTCTGTAATTCTATACGCAAACAATACTTTATTAGATTCAAGTACAATATTTTACACTAATGTAGAAAAGACAGCATTAGCTCCTGCTGGCAATTATGTTATACCTTCACCTCAGTTCAAATCATATTATGTTACGCTAGGTAGTGATGGTAAAATTGTAGGTAGTAAACAAAACTTATTATTAAGTACTACTGATGTTAGTTGGGTTGATGACTCAATTATGCAGTATATTCAGGGTATTCAAGTGCCAAGTGATTATTATGGTAACTTTATTGGAGGAACTTCAATATCTATAACCAATAATCAAATAACGGATGCATATTGGACATCTAGGCCATATACTCATGCTAAAAAGTGGCAGGTTGATTATGGTGTTATTTATGACACGGCCATGACAAATATCGATTTGTCTGATATGAAAGGGTATGACCTTAAGCTTACTACAGGTGAATGGTATGGTAATACATGGCCGAATGGAGATTTTATTCCAGGATTCACAGCGAACAATTTTACCAATCCAATTGTGCATATTGCCGCTGATCCTAATAGAACTGTGTCTGTAGGTGATTTGAATTACTACTTTAGACCCGATTATTTTTACCCAAAGGCTACTGTTGAATACGAATCTTCTTTTAGGAGACTACCTGACAACTTGCCTATTTATGATGAAAATGGAACTGAAAAATTATTCCTAACTACACACAATCCTTTATTTGATGCAATTGTAAAAGATAGCGGAGTGTTTCAATCCGTCTCAAGAACATTTAGGGATTCTACTCGTGGATTAAAAGGCGAGTCTCTATTAAATCCGTTATATTTAAAAAATTATGTTGATGGTGTTCCTTCAAATCCGGGATACTATATGCGTAAAGAGGAAAATGGTGCTAGTTCAAACAACATATTGCAAGTAGTTCCATATGCTGATCGACATATATTTAATGGCGACACGTGGATAAGAGGTGCTAGTGCTTTTGCAAGAGGAATACCTTATACTAGTGTAACACAAAGTAATACTGACGTATCATATGTTTGTGGATTATTATTATCATTAGGTGTCCCTGTAGAAGAAAGGGATACTTGGACATTTAATGTGGTTGGAGTAGGCACAAGAACATACGCACAAATTAATCCATACACATGGACGACTGTTCCCTACGAAGGGTCATATAGTTATGCTGCTCCGGCTACAAGCTTCCTTGGATTCTTTAATCCAAACGGAACTAGTGTGAACCCAAATAATGAATCTCATGCAGCACAAGTTCAATTTGATTTCGAGTATGTTGCTACATATGGACGAGATAGCTATGGGGTTGGTGAAATCTATCAAGAAATTTGGGATAATTGTAAGGCATGGTCAATAGCACAAGATTGGGCATCTTCAGGAGGAGTGATACCTAAGCTTAGTAATTATGCAGAAGGTTTATATAACTCTAACTACTATGGAGTTCCTGGTGCAGGATGGGATTCTGTTATGGATAAAACAATATCCGAGGCAAAGGCAACCGTTTTATTTGATGATTATAAGAATTACTATTTAAATGGCACTAAGAATTACAATGCTGTAAATTATCACAGATTTTATCAAGCTGCGGTAGTGGCGTATGATTTATTCTTTGTTTCTAATTACATCACATTCAATCAGCCGTATTATTATTTCTACTCTCTTGTTCATAATTATGACATAACAAAGAAATTAATATCTCAGTTTTTGCCAACGAATGAGGCAAGCCAAAAAAGAGTTATGGGGTATTGCTGGAACTTCCAGGAACCAAACTATTCAGACTTTTACTTTGGTAGGACAGGCGTACAAAATGGAGTAATGCAGGGGACTAGACCAACTACAGCCCCATCATTTAATCAGTCATTAGCAGTATGGTCTATGGCTTATGCAGATGGATTGTATATGTGGGACAATGTTCCAACAACAATTGGTGGAGAATACAATCATGAGAATTATAACGGAGATAGTTCTCTTATATACTATTGGGGGTATTTAAATACACTCAATAATGGATTGTTTGATTGGTGCCATATTGGTATTTGGCAGGTAATGCAAAATAGAGATATTGTCGGAGCAAACACATCTTGGGAGAAAACTGAATTGTATTGGAATGGGTCGTGGACATCTGATACAGATGCTAATAGCACAAACATACCTGTAATGCTTGCTCAAGCTCAAGCACCAATATCAGCATATAAATTATCTGACGATGGTACTCAAGCTTTATTAATCATCACATATCCATATAATAACGGTTATACTAAGTCTACTCATACGATCAGACTTCCAACTGTGGCTGGTGATCCTGAATACACAGTTGACACATGGGGACAATATACTTCGGTGATTAGAATTAATTTAACATAATTATATGTAAATTTGCAAGCATATGGCTAATTATACTCTTACATATTCTCCGGCTCAGACTGGGTGGACATCGTTCCACTCATATGTGCCTGACTGGATGGTTACAATGAATAACTATATGTATAGTTTTTACCAAGGTAATCTGTACAAGCATAATAGCAATCAAGTTCGGAATAATTATTATGGACAGTTGTATCCCTCAAAGATTACAACCGTTTTTAATAATGAGCCATCTCAGACTAAGCAGTTTAAGACAATTGCGACAAACTCCACAAAGCCGTGGAGCACAGTTGTAACATCTGACCAAGGAGATGGTTATATTGGTGCTTCAAATTATGCATTAAAAGAAGGCACACACTACGCTTACATTAGACGTAACGAAGATGATAATAATCTATCGATGACGTCTGCTCAGGGGATTGGTGTGTTTTCATCATACGTCAATAACGTATTTACATTTCCGTTTAATATTGGATTTATTGTAAGTTCAGGGGATAAGCTGTATCGTGCAAATGGTAACAATATAGAATTAATTGGTATTATTGTTTCGCACACTTATAATTCAATCACAATTAATCAAATTGGAGCAACCCCACCATCTGGAAGCTTTTTATTGTACATTAAGAATAGTACAGCAGAGTCTACTCCAACTAGGGGGACCTACCTTGAGGTTGCGTTTGAATTAATTGATCCAGAGTATACCGAAATGTTTATGGTGAGCTCTGAAGTATTTAAATCATATTCTTAATATAACTATCTTTGCAAATGGAATTTAATATTAGGTTGCTAAACGACAGCGACTATGATAACACGCTAGTTAAATGGTGGAGTAATTGGGATTGGACAGCACCAGGAAAAGAGTCTTTGCCATTAGGTGGCACAGGAGGATTTATGGTATCAAAGGGTGATGTAGATATTTGTGCAGGATTTGCATACTTTACCAACTCTAACATTGCTTGGTGTGAATTTATTATTTCCAATAAAGAGTACAAGGACAAAGATCGTAATGATGCTATTGAGTATTTGATAAATTCTTTGTCTAAGTCTTGTGAAAATGCAGGATATAAGGTTATATTTACTAGCGTTTCACATCAAAATTTGATTAATAAGTACCAAAATTGTGGATTTATAAAAACACAAGAAGGTTCTACAGAGATGATAAAATTTTTATAAGATGGCAATAGGAACAGCAACAGCAATAGGATTAGGTATATCTGCTATAGGGTCTGCTACTCAGATTATACAAGGTGCTAATGCAAAAGCAGAAGCTGATCAAGCCGCTAAAAACGCAGCTAATGATTTAGCACGGATTCAGGAGGCTGATAGATTTAAGGCACTACAGGTCCCAACACTTGGACTTGGGTTGGCTCAACAAAACATACAAGCTAGACAAGCACAAGAATTACAAGGTCTTCAAGATATTGGTGCCGCTGGCGTATTGGGTGGATTAACTAAATTAGAAACACAAGGTCGTGCTCAAGATTTAGAATTAGCTGCACAAGCAGACCAGATGCAATATCAAAGAGATGCTATGTTGGCACAAAATGCACAACAACTTGAGCAGAATAGAGCACAAAGAGAAGGGGCTTTAGCATCTTCAAGATTGCAAGGTGCACAAATGTCTTCAGCTCAAAATGCGGCAAATGTACAAGCTGGTATTGCTGGACTAGGTCAATTGGGTGGGCAGTTTGCTTTAGCTGCTTATAAGAATCAACCTTTATATGATTCGGCTACTCAAACAGGATACAATGCTAATGGCACCGTAACTCCAGACCAAGCAGCAGCTAATGCTCAGAAGGCGTTTGCACCACAAATTGCTTCCATGAAGCCAAATGTCCCATCCCCTGGTAGTGTTGCACCACAATTGCAAGCTAACAAAATGGCAGGATTGAGAGCAGCACAAGGTCAGTATGATACAATGCAGGCAGACAGATTAGATGGCCTTAGAAGAATACAGGGTATGTATGATTCAGAATACAAGTGGGATCCGATCAATAACCAATGGATTCAAAATGCACCTTATTAATTAATAACGAATGGCAGAATTTGCAGGATATATAGGTAATCAATATCCCCCAACAGATTGGGGTAAGATTGGTAGTAGCCTTTTAGAACAATTTGATAGAGAAAATCAAAGAAGAAAAGAGGAGAAGACGAAAATTGATGATGATTATGCTGACTCGTTTGCTAAAATTGGCGAATACGAGCAGACTACTGACCAAGATGTCAACGAATTTATATATAAAGGCGTAGACGAAGTTCGTAATGGCATTAAGACTCAATATGATTTACTGAAAAAAGGTGCTATCACCATGGCTGATTATAAACTGTATAAAAATACAGCTATGTCAGATTGGTCTAACCTGAACAAAGCAGTAAAAGGATTTGGTGCAACTATTGAAGCAAGCCAAAAACTTATTACAGAAGGCAAAATGTCTGGTCTTGGCCAATACAACTCATTGAACTTTGCTAAGTTAGGTGATTTGAAAACGGCTAAGGTAATGGTTAATCCACAAACAGGTCGCATCTATAGAACAAATATTGATCCTGCAACTGGAAAGATTGCATCTCCTAACGATGTTTATAGCCCATCGGCTATGATTAATCCTGCGAATTTAGTAGATTTAAAAGTTAATTTGGATGACCAAATTGACCCTTTCTTGAAGCGTTTAGAAAAGGTAGGTGTTGCTAAGAACTTAGGCAATGGTGTTATTGAGGTTGATGAGTCAGCACGGAATAACCCTGCATTTAAATCGGCACTTGAGGCTCAGATAAATGCAGTTACTGCTACTCCTCGATCAACAACTAGCATCTTAACTGACTATGTTGGAGACTACCAATTCTTTGAGTCTGAGGCTCAGAAAAAAGAGTTGATAGCAAAAGGTACACCTGCGGATAGATTGATCCAGGTGCAGCGAAAAAATGGCATTGCTGAGCCAATTTTAACTGAGGATCAAGAGAAAGTGGCGAAAGATTTTGTTCGCAACCAAATTGAGGTTGGGGTTGGTGGTAAAGAGTCATTGACTAAACCTTTTGCACCTAAAACTCCAAGGTCAAGTGGAGGATCAGGAAGACCAGAGAAACTAACGCAAGGCGAGGAAGCAATATTAGCTGAAGGCGATACAGTCATGAGTGTGATAGATGATATTAGATTGCGAGGAGCAAACACACAATATACTAAAGATATATTAAATGGGTTATTAGATTTAGGGTATGCGTTAGATGAAGGAACTAAGCTTAGGTTAAACTTGAGTGGTGGTCTAGATGCTATTAATAGTAAAGGTCAAAAGGTTGCAAGCCTAAATGATGACGTTGATTATTGGAGAGTAATATCTGGAAAAAATAGAGCACAGGCTGGTTCTGCTTATAATAGATATAGTCAACTTAGCCAAGGTGCAATGGGATATACTAGCACAAGAGGAGGTCAGGAGCCTGCACCTGCACCAAAGGCGGTACCTCAAGCAAAGCCAACTCCTAAACCAGGTGGTGATGTAAAAATAGTTCCATTGAATATGGTAAAACAAAAGTTGGGTAAAAATGCAACTCCAGAACAAATTGATGCATATATAAAACAACTTGAATCAAGTGGTAAATTTAAAGTAGAAGGAAAGTAAAATATGGCAAAACAACCTGTTAAACAGAAAGTAGCAACATTAGATGAATTACCTGCTTTTGAAACAGCTACATTAGAAGAACTACCTGATTTTGGTGCACCTGAGGCTCAAAAAAAAAATCCAAACCCCACTCCTCAGTCGGTAAAAAAGCCTACGGCTTTACCCTCTGCTTCAAAAACTACGAAGCCTTCTTCGGATTTGCTTGGTCAGGTAGTAAGTGGACCTTCGGCATCATTTGTAGCCGCACCAACTAAAAAGAAAGAAGCACCCAAGCCTGTCACTCAAAGTGAGGGTACTTTATTGCAACCATCTAAAACTAAAGAAGGGTTAGATGTTGCAGGGAGATTTGACGTCCTAAAAAAAGGATGGAAGAATCTTGATACAGATATCTCAACAAATGTTAATCGTCAGCGTGAGTTGCAACAAACTCAATTAAAGGACTTAACATATTCTGCTAACAAATTAGAGCAGGATAAGAATAAATTTCAGCAAAAAATCTCTCAGTTTGAGGCAGATTATAATGCCGATAAAAGCAATCCTGAGTTAATTAAAAGACAAAAGGAATTACAGCAAGAGCAAGAGAGACTTAATTCTCGTTTAGATTCATTTAAGTTTCAAAAAGATGCATTAGATAAAAGTGATGCTGTTGTTTCTCAAACGATTAAGGATAAGAATGCTACAATTAGCGAACTAGATAACTTTGGAAGACAACTTATAGGAGCAGGAGCAAAAGCTATTTCTGCATTTGATGCAATCCCTATGCTTGCATTTAATGGTTATTTAGATTTAACCATGGCTGCAACTGGTAAAAGCGATGAATTTAATAAATTACCTGCGGCAGCAAAACAAGAACTACGCAAACAGCTGATGGCTAATCTGAAAGGAACTGGCACTAGCGAGATGTTTGAAAACTCTGAAATGCTTTCTAATTATTGGGATAAATTCTCAAGTAAGGTGTTAGAGGATACTATCGAGCAAGAAGGCGATACGTTTGACGATATGGCTAAATTTGTATCTCAGCCATCTGCAGAAAATGCGGGGAACTTATTACGCAGAGGTACTACGGGATTAGCACAAGCAATCCCTTATATGCTACAATCAATGATGCCTGGTGGATTATTTACCTTAGCTGCTTCATCTGCCGCTGGTAAAAGAATGGACGATGTTAGGGAAGATGGTAATGTTGGACTTGGATATCTGTTTACTGCTGGTGTTACCGGTGGTGCTGAAGCTATATTTGAAGGTAAAACAAATGAGATTTTAAAGCGTGTTAGTTCTAGAATTATTGGCAAACCTAAAGCTGTTAAAGATTTAACAGAAAGTTTGTTTAAAGAGATAGCAAAAGATTTTAACGAAGAAGGTATATCTGAAGGATTAACTACTTTATTTCAAGACACTCAAGATAAAATAAATAAAGGAGAGCCTATTGATCTTAGAAAACTTGCTCGTAAAATTGGAGAAAGTTATTTAATGGGAGGTGCCATTGGTGGTGGACTTACTGGTGGTGGTGCTCTAGTATCTAGTACTTTTAATAAAGCAAAAGAATCTCCAGCAGGTAAAAATTTACTTACTAATGCTTTGATCACGGCTGAAGATAAAAAGCGACTTGAGGAGATTAGAGATACAACACAAGATTTAGGGACTCAAAAAGCTGACGATAACGATCCTGTTGTAAATGAAGTTATTGATAAAAAGTTAGAAGATTTAAACTCAGAGTATGGTCAGATAATGGCTAAATATGACGAGGCTATTAATGGACTTGATGAAAATCAGGCTCGTGATTTATTTAACATTGATGATAAAATTGATGAGATAAGAACACGTGCTGAAGCAGTAAAGAACGACCCTAATCTAACGGACGATGCCAAGAAATTATTGTGGCAAGAATTAAAGAAAGAGTTTGAACCATTAAAACAACAAAGAGATGCCATTCAAGAGCAAGCAACAGGTAAAGTATCTATTCAGCCAAAAGCCGGAACTAGCCTCCAAGTGGCGGAAGGAGAACCCCAAGCAGAATCTCAAGTCCCTACCCAAGAAGGTAAAGTCGAAAAAGTAGGTCAAGCTTTAGATGCCGATAATACATTTACCATGCGTGGCAATGAGGGTAACCTTTTTGTTGATGACAACGGTCAAGTATTATTTGAGTCAGGAGATGAGATTGTTGAACTTGGGAACATTGCCGACATAAGCGAGTCGGATCTTAAGGACTTTGGCTTAGAACCTAAGGAGCCTGTAGCTATTGAGATTGGCGAAGATGGATCGATCCAGGTTGCAGGAAAGAAATATGTCAATGTTGCTGAGGCACCAATGGATGCAATCACATTTGACGAAGATGGAAATGTTAAGGCAGTAAGATTAGAAACTGAGAATGGTCAAAGCCGCTACTTTAGAGGTAAACGTGCTGAGTCTATTGCTTATCAATACACATTACAAAATTTTGAGAATAATGCAACAGACGATCAAATCGACAATGCCATCAACCAGGCAAGAGAAATTGAAACAACTGAAGGACCAGTTGAGCAAGTTACAACTGAAGGACCAGTTGAGGTTGTTGAGCCTACCGAAGAAGTCGTAGTAGAAGAAGGTAAACAAAAATCACCACCATCGGCTAAAAAGATTTTAGGTATCAAACCTAAAAAAGTCACAGTAGATGAGATGGCATCCTTAAAGGGCCAATTAAGACTTCAAGCAAAAGCAGCTAAGACTGCTTATGACTTTGCTGAAGCGGCACGCAAACTTGTTGCAACATACATTAAGAACAATGTTCAAGGTGCACTTTCTCCTGCTGATCAAAAAGCTATCTTCCGTGCAATGGAGGGTAAACTTGATACGCCTGAGAACAAAAAGAAAATGATCGATAAGATCACAGGAATCTTGCAAGCATCAGAGGGTAAGATTGCAATCAAGGAGCTTGATGCTTTGGGGCGTATGCTTAAGTCTATGGAGAAAGGTTCCAAGTTAGGGGCCAAGGCTGTTGCTGACCAAATAAAATCCGTTGTCGATACAATTAAAGCAATGGGTGTTAAGAATAGACTTAAACCTGCACAAGTAAGATTGTTGCTTAATGGCATGAAGAAGAATTTGATGAACGCAACTGTGCGTGAAAAATTCCTAGAAAGTGCAAGACGAGTTCTTAATAATGCAGCATATGCAGAGCAAGTTGCTAATGCTCAAAAGTTAAGAGGTAAATTACGTAAGATGCTAAAGACAGGCAAGGAGATTGCTGAAGTTGAGCAGACAGTTCGTAATTTCTTGAAACTTGACCCTAAGATGGTTGAGGATCTTGACGAGTACATGGACTATGCAACAGAAGTATTTGATGCTATCAGAAATGTACAGGTTAAAGATGGTAAGGCACAAGGTAAACGTGCTGCTGTATTATCTAATCTTAATGCATACGCTGCTGAGCAGAATGCAATTCAAGATGAGATTAATAAAAATATGCTACTTGATGAATACCAATATCTAGTAGATGCCGGATTAATATCAGGAGATATGTCATTTGATGAAATCAATGATTACATCAACTCAGTAGAAAATGATCCAAGTTCAGCAGACTCTACAAAGTCAGACATTGTAAGAGAATATGCTAAAGAGGCTTTTTCAGGATTCGCACAGACAGCGAAAGATATGCTTGAGGAAGGTGAGTACGATGAGCAAGATGTTGACTTTAACATGATTAATGATTTCATTAACATGGACATCGAATCTCTACCTTTAGAGCAACAATTGCGAGCGGTAGAATCTTTGGAAAACTTTATTGTAAATGGTACCACTAGTAGAATGGGGGCTGTTTTGCAAACTTATAAAGGGAATACTCTTTCTGCAAAAGATGCTGAAGGAGGAATGAAGGCTCGGCCATTATCTTATGGACTAATTGGTAGATTGGCTTATTTGAAGAAAATAAGTAACAAAGGAATAATTGGTAACATATTAGGTGGTATTGCTTCGGTAGGTGATTTATACAATAACTTAGAGGCAATTTATATCGCAAAAACAGATTCATTAATTGCTGGCTTATTTAGAAGCACAACAACAGGCATCAGGTTCCTTAAGAATTCTGGATTTGCAGGTGTTGTCCGTGGATTTGTTGAAGGCAAGAGAATTGCTAATGAGTTTGCCAAAAAGTATTCAGATAAGTTTGATGGATCGAAGCCTAATGGCATGGACTTCAAATCTGCGTTTAATATATTTGAGCGTGGTATTTTTGCTGACTTATCTAGAACAATTCTAAATGGCACTCCTGAGCAGATTAAGAAAGAGTTTGATCGTAAGATGGAGCAATTGCAACTTACAATTGAAACACTTCGTAAGACAGGAAAGCAGGAGTTGATTGATAAGGCAGATCTTTATGATTCGATTTATCAGAAGATAAAGAATGCTAAAGATATCAATGATGTCAAGAAGAATATCGATCCAATCAATCAAGCTGCAGTAGGTGAGATGCAGGATATGTGGAGAAAATACTATCCTGAGTTCAAAAGAATGGCCGCTGATTATTACAACATCATCTTAGATGAGGATGCGAACTATGTGCCTGATATGTATGAGAAGTTAATGGAAGATGTTTCTGATGACTTGCTAGTAAAAGGTGCATTCAAGATGGCATTTGATGTTGTAAGTACAGAGAAAGTAGGAACATTAAAAAAGAATAAGAAGAAGAAAGGCTTACCGGTAAATGAGAAAACCAAGGAAGTTAATCGAGTTAGAGATTATGACTTTGATTTTAACAACATATCAGCATTGGAGAAAACAATTGTTGATGTAAGAACAACTCCTTTTGTTCAGCAATTTATGGGTTATACAAACTCTGCATCATTCAGAGAAATATTCCCAGACTTCGATGACAGACAAATGGTATTAAAGCGTTTAAACTTTAATATCAATGCATTGCGTGAACGTCAAGACACTTACTCGTCTAGAGAAGCTAAGAAGTTTAATAAGTTTGTTACGGCATTAAGTAAATATGGTACACGTATTGGATTAGGATCATTAGCATCTGCACCTAAGCAATCTATACCAATGGTAGCCAATACAGCAATAAACCTTATTAACGACTTGGGTAGCTTTGGAATGGGTATATCTGATTTCTGGAATGATGATGCAATTAATTTCTTGGAAAATTCAGGATATGGTATCTCATTACGTGGTGCTGAATCTCAGACATCTATTGATTTTGCTGAAAAATTAATTGAACGAGCAAATCAAGGTAAGGCAGGAAATATTAGCGAGGCACTATCTAAATTAGGAGATATGTACATTGAGAAGTTCTTAAAGAACCCCGATGTTACTGTTGCGAATATGGCTTGGCTTGGTTACTACAGAAGTAAACTAAAGTCAATGGGTGTTGATATGAACACATTTGATTGGAAGAATCATGAACTAAATGAAGAGGCTGCTGACTACGCAGAATTTATGGTCCAGGATCAGCAGAACATGAACATCTCTGAATTGGGTGGTAAGTTGTTAGCTTCTAAAGATGCTACGACTAAAATTATTCGTCAGTTACTTTTCCCTTTTGCTTCTTATCAGTTCAACTTAAAAGACAAGAACAACAGAAACATCACAATGCTTACTTCTAAGACATCAAGTGTTGAGGAGAAAGTAAATGCAACTAAATCTTTGGCAGCTGGTCTTGTTGAGGCATACACATTCCAAACTATTCAATCATTGATTGGAGGATTGTTATTGACAGCTGCATATTCAGCCATAGGATATGATGAGCCAGAAGAAGAAAAAACAAGTGGATATCTAGATGCTTTAGCAAAGGCAATGCCATTTATGCGATCCAAATCTGCAAGTGAGAAGTGGAACGATTCAATATTTACAGGTAAAAGTATTTTTGAATTTGTAGCACCAATCCCTAATCAACTTGAGTATGTTACATTGATTGGACTTAATAGCTTGATGGACTATGTTCAGGGTGGTACACCAGATGAGCAAATTAAAGCGAAGAAAGAAGAAGAGAAACAAGAGAAAACTTTGTTTGGTCGCAAGACTAAAAGAAGAAAGAAAACTTTTGGTGCTCCTGTTGTAGATAAGAAAGCTGAAGCCTTGAAAGAGAAAATGGATCAACCATTTAGATTCTTTGCTAAAGAGGAGTTGCCTGTAACGCAGGTTGTTGGAGATATAATGGGTGGTGTTCCTAGTGTGGGTATTGAGTCGGTTGTCGATATGGGTACTCGTGCAGGTGAAGCTTTTGATGGTGGATATACAGATAAGTATGGAAATACTTACGAGTATACAGATGAGCAAAAGAAGATACTTAAAACATCTTTGATTCCTCGTGCTATGGTAGCTATGAATATTGCACCACGTGAATTCTTAACTATCTCTAACAACATTGTCAAGGCTGTAAATAAAAAGGCCAAAGATGATGCTAAGGCTGAGAAGGAAAAGGCTAAGAGAAACGTGAGATTCTAAAATAAAAATGGGGACCAGAAGTCCCCTTTTTATAATTATCAACCTTACGCAAAATGTATTATGAAAGAAAACGCAACTTGTAAATTGTAGTGTTAATTAACTCAAGCATATTGTCAACTAATTGTTGCAAGTAACCTTCAGTTAGCATGCCACGATATTTCTCAATCTCGTCAGCTTTACCTTTTAAGTAGCTAACCATATCACCACCTTCAATAATCTTGAAACTCTTGTATCCTTTAACGATACCGTACTCTCCTTGGTATGCCTCTGCATACGCATCTAGCTGATCCTCAATGCCATCATACAACTCGTTCAAAGCTTGATGCTCAGCATAAGAGGTTGTCTGAAGGTGAGCAATGTGAGATACAACTGTAATCTCAAATAATGAGCTTAAAAATTCTCCGCAATTCATTAGTCTAATAGTTTTGATATGATACCTCTCTCGATGATATCTTCTTTGTTTTTCTTGGCACGAACAATAGCATTGTTCAGCTCAACATTGGATAACATTAATGGAATTTCAGCTCCTGAAATCTCACTCTTTACCCAAACAAAATGATAATTCTCAGCCTCTGAGGATTTCTTATTTTTGTTATTGATATAATGTAAACGTCCTGTTCTTGTTTTCATGTTACAAATTTACAATTTCTTTTTTAAATCGAAGTAATAATCTGTATGGGATATCTCTCCGCTAAATTTTGGAATAGTCTGAACAGAATACCCACTATAGCGGTCCCCGAAATTGTGGGCTACCCAGGCCGATGGGGGTGCAAAGGTCATATAGTTTCGGTAGTCAAATTTCTTTGTCCTATCGTAACCTACCCGGTGCAAGTCCCCTTTCTCGACATGGATGTATTTACTGTTGATGTTGTAATGGTCGATGTAGTCATTAATGAATGACACAGCCTTGTCGTTCAGATTATAAGGCAAGCCTTTGAACATATGCTTAGCATCCTTGCCGTGAGTCAAAATAAATGTATGGTCCCCATATTGGAAGTGCTCCATGAACCTGTTAAGGATGTGGAACTTAACGTCCTCCTTCGAGTATGTTCGATCAAGTAGCATTTGGATCGTCATGTTAGCAATCGATGCAAAGCTACCCGAGTGGTTATCATTTGCTACATTCCGAACAATAACCTCGTTAGCGATCCCAGCTCTAATGCAATTCTCAATAAGTGCAAGTTTGCCTTCAACAAAAACTCTAAACATTTCTTCATTGGACATATTCTGATCTAAAGGATGACCGCCTCGAGTAGTATGGCCGTTCCAACCATCAAGACCATCGCCAAGATCATCAATGACAAGTATATCAAATCTTCCATTATTATCGAATTCCTTACAGATCGAGTTAAATACTTTGTCAAGATTTTGTTTGAAAATGGTTTCATTATACTCATATGCAAATAAAGATGTACCTCCTGGGTTAGGTTCCAAGCCAACGTGCATATCTGACACGGTTGCTTTAATTGCCACAGGAGAGTCGATTTTAATTTTCTGAATAGATTGTATCTTCTCAGGATTATAATTGCTCACGATGTCAGCGACAGCGTTTAAAATTGATTGCGTTTGCTCTTCTTGAGATACGTTAACAAATGCTGAATGGGTTTTAGTTTTAACCCAATAATGCGACACACCGGTGATTGGTGCACCCACGTTATCACACTCATCTTTGAGTCCTGAGTGTTCTGCTTCAATAATCTTTCTTGAAATTCTTTTTCGTAATGTCTCGAGATCCGAGTCGAGGTTAAACTTAGTCTTTACCTCTCGTGCGATTTGGGCTTTAGTGCGTGTCCCCTCTTGGTACAACTCTAGAGCGTACTTGATGTAATCTGTCATTTTGTAGTTTGGTTAAATATTCGATTAGGATTTGGGTAGAGTCGTAGAGATCCTCGTACTCTTTGTCGATTAGAGATTCATAAATTTCATCAGTTAGTTTATTGATGAAATTCATTGTTGTATTTGTAAATTCTATATGTTCTTTATCCTTCATTAATCAAAAAAAATAGGGAGACTGTAAACGAAAAAACCAGCCTCCCTAACTAATCGCATTTAACCCGGATAAATTTAACAAATATTTTAATAGGTTGTATGCTTATTTAATAAAAATGTTGTAAAAATCCACCATTATAATACCCTTTAAGGTATAATGTTGAGAAATCTCATCATATTTGTACCTATAAGGGTATAAATTAGTCGAGCAGATGGGATTCGAACCCACAATGTAGTCTTAGCCTAAGAATCCTACCGTTTGGACTTTCTCATACTTTATCAGTCTGCAACATATCTACTACTGCTCATAACTGAGATATATGGAATCGAACCATATTGATGACCGCTTATACATCCTATACTTTCTTGGTAGCTAATCCAAGTACGTTACAAAGTTCGGTGTACTTCCTGTATTTGCAGTTTAATCATCAGACTTCCCACGAAGCCAGCGTTACCCAATCCGCCTTATCTCAATATTTGCTGTCTTTCCAGCTGTCACCATACCTCGCACTCCACCATTGGACACCTTTCGTACCTCTAAGGCTTATGGAAGTATCGACTCTTCCGTACATTATGGATGTGGATTCGAACCACTCTCGTAGTTGTGTCAGGATTCGAACCTGCAAGCCACCGTGACAATGACCATGTAGTGATTACGCTCACTCACCTCTGGATGCGAATCCATTACCATGGTGTATACCAATTCCACTACACAACTATATAACCAAGCTCACACCAACTTGCTTGGCTATGTTTTGCTCTCCTCCCTATTCACACCGAGACTTCGTGCTTTCGGTCAATGGTGATTTTTACTGAATGCTCACGATAAACTCTAACGTCTCAATGATTTTATCAATGCTCATGCCTGTTGTTAGTATATCAAACTCAGCAACATATCCATTCTCGTGAACAACACGGAAGTAAATACTATTTCTTTTTCCTTTGGACATTTTTAGATGCGAGCATAAACTCAGTTAAAGATTGGATGTCATCAAAGTAGAACTCATCGTAATCGAATAACTCCACCTTCCATTTAGAATTTATAACCTCATCATTAGCATTAGAGATTAAACACGGCCCATCGCCATCAAACAAATTGGTCACATAGTAATAGAAATCATTCTCTCCCCCATGCTCATGCTTGCTCACTATTACTAACTTGAAGTCAAGGTCTATCAGATCCTGCTCTTCGATTTCTCTAGTGCCTATCATTCCTTTATAAATACACCATTGGTTGTCTTGCCTTTGCGATCCTTAATCTCGTTCCAGGCTACACCTAATACATAAGCCGGATCATACCCCATTTGCATCGTAAGGATAATTAGCGTTACAAAGGTATCTCCTAATCCATCAACAATCAATAAAGATTGCCCTTTATTTATAGCAGAACAGGTCTCGCCAAACTCCTCAACAACTTTCATTATTTGTTTAGGTGCATTCTGATGTTTCAGTAGGTCTTTTTGTTCAGCCCACCCACGTACGTTTTCAATCAATTGGTCAAATGTCAATTCCATAAGTCTTTAATAATATATTTAATTGTGTGTCAAATCCTTTTACTTTTAACTCATCAAGCTCCTGAAGCTTCAGGCCAATCTTAAAGAACTCCTTCATTCTATCAGCGGCATCTATGTGTTGCTCTACTGCGTTGTCCCAATCTGGCTTGGTGCAATCCTCCATCGGTAAGACTTTGGATATCTGCTTATTAAGCGTACGTGTTAATTCCCACGTACGTTCCTTAATGATTGGTTTGTCAAACGGCTTGGCTTTGAAGTCTATATCATCAGCCATCTCATATGTTGCTTGAAGCAATGCTAAGAACATTAGCGTGTTCTCCTTCTCAGTCTTGTTTAGCATATTTCTCAACAAGTTTATCAAACTGAGCTTTAGTAATTTTGACGTGATTTCTTCTGATGAAGAACGCTTCGATGCGGTCAGTTGCTGCCCCTAGGCACCATCTCTTTACACCTTCTTTAGTGTAGTGATCGTGGTACAATCGATCGTAATTAATCTCGATTGCTTCGTTACCATCTTCCGTTTTGTAATAGATTAAATGGGTCTTTTTCATAATAAACTGTAGTTAAGTAAAATTCGTTTTAAATCTTTATTTTTAATTATTTGATTACCTGCTAATACATTGTCAAGAAACTCATCGACGTCAATCTTGGATAGCATATCGATGACATACATATCTCGATCGCCAACCTCCTCATCGAGTTCAATGAACCCATGTCCAACCTGCATCTTGTAATACTCAGGCTTATCGCCTATAGTAGCAAACACAATGATTGCCTCCTCTTCAAATTGATTGTCAAAATGAGTTAATGCATCCATCACCTGATCCATCTTTTCATCATCGAATGACTCGACCCATTTGAAAAGACTAGATGGGATTGCCACCAAATCAGTTTCCTCTAAAAACTTCAACGCTAAATCCATAATCCTGTAATTCTTTGAGTCTAAATTCCTGTAATTTTGATAATCTGCCTGTAGGCGTTTTGACTTCGGAGAATAAGACTCCCTTGTCAGGGTGAAGAGCCAAGATATCAGGAAGGCCGTTCTTGTTTGCCTTGATAATCTTGATGACATAGTATCCTTCTTGCTCAAGTTGCTTGATTCTTTTGGATTGTATTTGCTGTTCGGTTGCCATTGCTTCGCTAAATTAGAAAATCTTTTTTGAAATACGACAATGTATAATCCTTTTTTTCTTGAACGGTCTCGTAAATCTTCTCCTCAATACCTCCCTTAGCAAATATCCAATAGACATCATTAAACTTTCTATCGATGGTTGTCATCCTATCTCTTGATTGCCAATAAGATACAGCCGAGAAGTCAATATTAAAGTAGACCAACACGTCTGCATTGCGTAGGCTGATGCCTTCTCTGCCACTAACAATCTGAAGGGCTATGTTCTTATCGGTTGAATTAAATACCTCAAGATCATCGGTCAATGCATCTCCGTAAACCTCCTTAAGCAAATCCCATTCGGCCTTAAACTTATAGAAGATACCAATCTTTTTGCCACGGAAAGTGTTAGCAATAAACTGAGCCTTTGAGTCATCGAGTACTTGTCTTTTACCTGACTCAAGGATAATCGTTCCGCTATACATCTGATGCAACTTGTTCATAAGTTTTGCACCTGTATCAGCAAGGATCACATCGTCCTTACCCTGAATGACTAAGTCTTTCTTTAGTCTTTCGCATAGTGCGTAGGTCGAAGTTGACATGGGAACCTTGTAAACAATTTCGTTTATCTTCGATTCAAATCCTGCTGCCTCCTGAGTGTAGGTGATCATTAAAGGATTAACCTTCTCCATAATCTTATCCTTCAAAGCACCTGAGTAGTCATTGACTTTCATCGCACCGATATACTTAATCTTAACCTTGACATAGTCATTCGCCCAACGATAAAAGTTTATGTGTTCTTTGAATGGGTTACTTGGGTGAACATAAAGCTGATGGTATATCTGACTATGTGACTCAGGGGTAGGAGTGCCTGACAAGAATATAACTTTTGATTTATACTTCTTTACCAAGTCTTTGACCTGTTTAGCACGCTTGCTTGGTTTCGGGAAAGCACCTAAAGTATGTGCCTCATCACAAATAATTACATCAAAATTTAAACCTTCAAGTTTATGTAATGACTCATAATTTATACACATAAGTTTAAACTTTGCACCTAAATCTTTGTGATCTTTTTGTATACCTGGCACAACTTTAAGTTTAGTGATAAACAAAACGTCCTTACATTTTAACTCGTCGCATATAGCCAATGATGTCAAGGTCTTACCAACACGAACTTGTAAAGCCAAGTATAATAGTCCATGCTTATTAAGAATATCAACACCTTCTTTAGCAATTCTTTTTTGATAATCCCTTAATTCAAACATAGTATTTACCTTTTAAAACATTTAGTATTGTGCTTCTATTAACATCGTATTTAAAGGCATACTCATCTACATTACCCCTATTAGATTGGTTAACCCCTTTTATTGCATTGGCCTTTATATCATCAAGATCGCTGAGGGTAAGCTTTCTGATTGGATTAACCTTTCCTAACTCATCGTAAGAGTGCCTTTCGTTTTCACTATATGTACACCACTCAAGGTTAAGTATTACATTGTCGGCCTTATCGCCATTCTTATGATTAACACAAGGCTTTTTTTCAGGATTAAGTATGAAATGTATTGCAACCAATCTGTGAACTTGAAATCTTTTTACTTTACCATTCATGGATAATGACACTCGCTTATAGCCTTTTACTAATTCTTGAGTAATAAATTTGCCTGATCGAACAGACCATATTTCGCCATCAGCATAAAGTCTATATAATCTATCATACCCATTAACATATGTATATCTCATATCCATATGGTCTAACATTTTTCTTGTCTGGCTATTAGTAGTGCCAGGCTCTTCTTTTATTTTTGTTTTCATCATCGTTATTTAAGGGCCAAAATGATTCACATCTTTCTTCACCATCTTTTGGTTGGTAGTCAGAATACCATTGGTATTCACTTGGTTCAGCTGTGTATCTGTGACACACATTCCGTGCTAAACATTCTTCGTTCATGCATTTTGATATATCAGGCATCTAAGTATCTGTTTATAGCGTTAGTCAATTGATTGTAGTCTAAGGCGTAAGCCGTTTTGATATCAAAGTATTTTGTTTTCTCATTAAACTTTGGGGGCATATCAAAGAATTGGATAGCCAAGTAATGATACGATCCTGCTGACCTGAGAACTAAAATATTCTTTGAGTCTTCAATGTTTATAAACGGAAGGTCATTGTCTTTCAAATACTTCCGTATCTTTTCGATAAACGATAGTGTTATTCTAGTTGCCATCTTAATATTCTTTAATTACTTTACAAGTTTCTTTCTCACTTTGAAATTCAATTAATCGTTCAGCTTGCTCTATTGAATAACAATTCTTGAATTTATGCCACCTTTTTATTAAACCAAAAAATTCCTTTTCGCAACGCTCTACATGGTATTCATACCTATAAAAAATCTCAGGGATAAAGTCTATTTCATGTTTATGGTTATATTCTAGTTCAGGGAACTTAACTTCTACTATTCTATATTTTGCCATTGTCTTGTTGCATATAAGTTTCTTTGTAATATTGTTCTGGGGTCATCAATTTACCTATAGCCATAGCTACAACAGAATTATGAAAATCATTTTTTATCTGCTTTTTCTCAACTTCAAGAAGCTCTATGGCTTTTTCTTGGCATAGGACTGCGTGCATTTTGCTTTCGTAGTTTTCACCTAAAGTATGAATGAACTCAAGCATTTGCATCATTGCTGTTTGTTTATTTTCCATTGTCTCTTTCTTTTATTTCAGTTTTTGCTGAATGAATTCCGTATGCTACTATGTTTTTTAATAATCTCATCTCCATAAATAGTAAGCCGTACTCAATCTGCCTACCTTCTAAAACTGACACTTCTTTAAATACCCATTTATTAGGATTTATTACGCCTATATGGTCCTTTATACCCATAGTAACTTCGTACTCTCCATCTCTATATGGCTTAACCGAATATTCAAACTTAATATTCTCGAATTCTTTCTGATATTGTAGCGACGATATGATTGATTCAAGATCAGTATTAGCAGGCCGTGTCTTTTCTAGCTTATAATTTTCCATTGTCTTGTTGTTTAAGGCTATAACCTGATTTTTAAATTTAATTTTAAGGGCATAGCCTTATAAAAGTTCTAATTGTTCTTTGTATTGAATTAACATCCACTTTCCAGCTGCATCACGACCCTCCTCAGGGTTATGACCTGTCTTATGCAAAGCATATGTGCGTAGCCACGAGTTGAAGCGTTGCTTGGAAAGCATTCTGAACATCCCATTGTTGTCAATGATAAACTTATCGAACGCCTTATCAGGTCTGAACTTCTCATTGAACGGAACCACGGTAGCACCGAACTCAGCGATCCACTCAACGAACTCTGAGTTAGTCTCAGCTCTGAACTTACGCTCCTTAAGGTTGACAAACTCACAACGGATTAAGCCAGTATGCAAGTAACTCTGAAGCAATTTCATCATGTAGTTATCGAACGCACACCAATCATCAGCACCCCAATCATTGAAAAGCAATCGTCCGAACTCATCCTGTGGCGTGAAGTCTTTGGAGTAAAACTGCTTGAACTCCATCTCCCATTTACGTCTCTCGAAGGAGTTACCCTTACCCTGAATAGCGTAGTTAGTTGTGATGACAACCTTAGGTGACTTATGAAATGGAATCTTTATTGCATCCTTGTTCTTACGCTCGATCGTGATACCCTCAGTAATAACCGAGAACAATCGCTCGAAGTCAAAGTTCTTCTTGACATCATCGAACACCAACACCTGGGTGTCAGTAGTTACCAACTGATAGGCAAAAGACTTATCGAAGGAGAATGACTTACCATCAATGGTGACCAACTTCTTCATGCGACTAACTCCGTTCATGAACAAGCCCTTACCTGTACCACCCTCAGGGTTCTCAGATATCACCTCATCGTTAATGATGACAGCCGGGCAATAACCTCCGTTCTTAAATGCGTGCAACAAGAATCCAATTGTTGATTCAATCGATGCGATGCGTTTGTCATCGTTGCCACCAATGTTGCGAATGAACTGCTTGTAATCACACTCATCTGAGGGGCAGAAGATGAAGTCACGCTGAATGACTTGGTCTGCCCAAATGTATCCACCGAGATCCTCATAGTTCAGTAGCGTAGCCGAGTCTTTAGTTACCTTGACCACACCATTGCGATAGTATAGGTACGCCTCATCCTTGGTGTCCTCAACAAAGTAAATGCTCACCGAGTCAAGCATAGACAAGAAGTCTTCACGGAAGAACCGAGTCTTGTCAGCAAAGTAATTGTATACGCTCAGGTCTTGAAAGTTAGTAAGGATATGGTTAAGCACAAAGTCTTTGATGTCATCCTCAGTACACATCTCGATCAAGTTCTGATTGATGCGAACAAAGATGAAACCTTTGTTGCCCTCAGGAACATACTTGCGATACCCATTCTCTTCCAAGAATCTTTTAAGGTCGTAGTGCACTAATGTAACCACACCCTTATCGCTCTTAGTCCAGAATATGTTCTTGCTTTCCTCCTCTTCAATCTTTGTTAAGACTGAGTCAATTGTTCCATCCTCAAACCCGGAGGCTTTAAGTTGAGAACGGACATCCTTTTTTGGCACACCACGATTAAGCTGCACCTTCACCTCGTTGACTCTTTGTGTGTCCTCGAAGTACTTTGTTGCGTGTTGATCCTTTAACTTGTACGCTGACTCAACAATTGACTTGACCTCTGATTGAGGGAAGTCTTCAGACACAAATCCAGCGAATCTAAACATTGCCTCAGACTTACTTACTCCGTACTGATTGAACGCAGATGCCAAGATGAAAAGATTGTTGTTCCTTGAGCCACTAACAAAGCCATACTTATTCTCCCACCATTTAGCAAGGCGTGAGATAATCTCATCCTCATCATCAATGGGAATGGTAGGTCGCTGATCTTTAGTAACATGATCAATCTCTCCCTCATCTATCTGATTCCAAATATGTGAGTTTAGATTAACAAAGATTGTAGGATCGTAAGACTCGTAGCATACACGAGATATATTCTTAGATGTCTTATCAAACTCTTGGCAGTTGTAGTACAACTCAAGGGCATTGAAGTATGCCTTATGCTTCTCAGGATTCTCAGGTATCTTAACCAATACCTTAAGTCCATTTCCCGATGGAGAAACAAATACAGAGAATGTATATTGGTCAGCTGACAATTCCTCCTTCTTAGCCAACATCTCAGCGTGAGAAGGGAAGTTATCGAAGTCCAAACAAATAAGCCCACTATGCTTAAGCAATGAACCATCATCACGCTTAGAGAACTTACCGGAGAAACAAATAGCAGGTAAGTCCTGCTTAAGTTTGTTCCGAGTCTCCTTATCTTTTTCCAACCTGATCTTACGAACCAGGTCTTTCGATTTCCCATCCTTGATGCGAACAAGTATATCAAGCACATCTTTGTGGAAGGGAACCGAAGTCTCTTTTATATTGCGAAAGATTGTAACTTCCATTGTACTTTTTTAAGATTGATTGTATTATTTATAAAGTTGTACATTTTTGTGCACAAAAAGTGTACAAATTATTTTAAAGTTTGCATAGATAACTAATTGATTATTAGTTATTTATATTCTTTAGTGTACAAAATGTACAAAATAAGAGTAATAATTACAAAAAAATAAAAACACACATGGTATTAATTATATATAGTAAGTAAGTAGCTCCTATTTTGTACATCTTTGTATTAGTCTTCTTTGTTTTCTATGCAGAATAAAATAAATGACTCATGCTTTTCTTTTGTGTCAAGTAACTCATTGGTATCATATCTGCGATACATCATTCTTTCTTGATCGTAAACAATGAAGCGGTGAGCTTTCATGTGTTGCTTCTTTGTTATGAATATCAAGTCCTTATAATGATCCTCATTGTATGACCAATGGTGTTTCTCGAGTCCAGGTTGTGGTGGTTTAATCTTGCCAGACATAGTAGAAGCCCTCTTCTTTTCAGGATATAATAAATGATATCTTAATAAGTTTTTAGGTTTAGCTTTCCCTGTCCCCTCATACAACCTATGGTATTTTTCACGACCTCTCTTCCTTTCCTTTTCAACAAACATATTATCTGACGATAATTCAGTATATCGAATCTTAACATCATTCTTAGTGCAATCAATGCACTTATTTAGATGACCATCAAGCATTTGTTTGTGTTTATAAAAATCTGATAGTTCTTTTTCAATACCACACTTAAAACATTTTTTCATATTATTTACTTTTGTTTCTACAAAGGTAACTAAAATAAACTAAAAAACTTCCATTTTAAAAGGGGAGCTCATCACCCTCCTCAACTACCGGGGCAGCTGCAGGAGGAGGCGTTGGCGTAGATGGTGCTGCCTTTGCAGTAGAGCCACCTTCTGATGACCATACTAACTTTCCATTAGCCAAGTAAATTTTAGATGCCTTAGCCTCACGCTCTTCCTGTGTTTGCGACTCGGTAATGGTCAAGATATTTCCGTATTGATCCGGCTCATCGTTAATAGAGATAGTTACATTTGCGTAAGTACCCTTTTGTCCTTTGACAAATTTGTCTTTAGTGAATTTTGTTACATCAATAGATGCTGAGAATAATTGTGCCATTTTATTTATTGTTTAATTGTTTAACTTTTCTATTTCTTGTTTAACTTTTATGTAATGATCTAGATTGATATTTACTCGTGTCATTGAATCTTCATCGTAAGAATATGGGGCTACATTCCAGGATATAAAATCTATTATTTTATCTACTGCTAGAATTGCACATTGTTTAGCTTTTGCCTTGTCAATTCCTTCGATACCTGTATTTTCAGCAATTCCTAAGTTGTCTTCATACTCAAATAGTGATACCAAATCTTTAGCTTCTTTTATTGGGTTCATGTATCTCATAAAGTTTCCGATTTAAAAAACTGAGTGATGTCATCGGTAGCATTTGCTCCGAAGAACTTTTGATAGACCTCGATAGCCTTGTATACTTTCTCTCGGCCACGATCCATGAACTCATCGCTACATTCAAATAAACCTGTGCGACAGGTATCTTTTTCAACAGCGATGAATACCATAGGCTTACCGAACAATTGATTGTATATATATGCTTGACTATCGTAATTATATTTGCGTGCCGAAAAGCGAAAATCATCAAGGTTACCAGTCGTTTTGAGATCAATGAGTAACTCACTACCGACTATATCCGACTTGCCTTTCCATTGCACACCACCAATCTCTCCAATAGCAGGCACCTCGTACTCGTTGTCAGCATCACGAATCATATCGTAGAAGGTGAAGTTACCAAGCAAAGCCTTGACCATTCGATCGATGTCCTCAGCTTCTTTCTGAAGCAATAACATGTCCACACCATGAGATGCGATAGCCTCCTTATAAATGTTAGTCGTGCGTGTCGATGCCTCTACTCGTGGGAAGTTAATGATCTTCTCAGGCTCCAGGATCGATGCGTGGAAATAAGACCCAGCAAGCATAGCCGGAGTCTTATCCTTGTCCTTACCAAACTGCATGGGATTGTATAACAATGCACCGATGTCTGAGTTAGATAAGTAGTTCTTGCCAACACCTGAGTAGTACTCGGTGTCGTTGCGTAGGGTTTCTAAAATCTTATTTTCCATAATTTTCGTTGTAATATTGTTCTGCATCTAATTTGCATTCTATACCCTCAGGGACATTTGATTGCCAGCATTCTACAAATGCATCTTTTATTTGCTCCTTCTCCATTTGTTTGGCTTGTTCAAATAGCAAATTTTGTTCTTCTGATGTCATATAATCCCAATAAGTTCTTGTTATTTGGTCATAAAACCATTCTACTGCCGTTTGTTTAGTTTCCATTTTCGTATTGTTCAATTATCATTTTATTTGCAATATTATATACATCAAAGAAGCAATCTAAATCATCTTTAGTTAGTGCAAGTAATCTCGAACCAACACTTCTTAAATCAACGTCAGGTTCTTTGTGATTATAATCTAACAAAGCAATCACATAACATAATTCTTCACTTTCAAATATTGTAGATTGTATCCTATGGTTATCAGATTGAACAAATCCATCTTCTTCTACATATCCTTTGTTTAAATAATCATTCTTAAGTCCGTAATATGTATTAGGAAACCATTTTAATATTTCATACCTATCAGTAGTACCACAACTACGACATTGAATACTATTAATCCTTATGTTCATTACTTGCGTAGTTTATTGATTGCTTTCTTAGTTGCCTCTGAGATGTCGTACTTAACCGACAACTTTTTGATCACCTCCTCGGTGCTTAGTCCCATATTGTCAATGACAAAGTTGGACACCTTCTGCCAATTAGCATCGCCTTCTACTAAGGCTACCTTAGATGTAGTCTTAGGCTGTGCCTTAACAGCTTGCATACTTGAGTCAGACTCCGATGGGAAGTCCTCCTTAGCGTAGATGTTCAACGCCAAGCCATGCAATGCCAACGCCTTCACCGTAGATCGTTGAATAGTCTTGTTAACCTGCATCGAAGTGATGTTAGCCAAAGGCACAGACTGATTACGCATGTCCATCACAGGTAGGTAGTCAATATGCTCCTGGCCTTGAATCGTTACACCAACCTTGACCCAAGCAGTTGAGCCATCCGTGAAGTAGTTCATGTGCGTATCACTCTCATAAACTGTGCGAGACATATCAGGAAATAACTTCTTGCATTCTGCCCAAGCGTGAGCCCAAGATAAGTAGGTTAAGTTACCTCTCTTTTCCGTTTTAGATGAGAGGTTGAGAGCAGACAATTGCTCGAATACTGATTTTTCTTTTGACATAATTGAATTGGATTAAATGTTCGACAAAGATAAAATTAATTTTGATATACACAACAAAGTTCTTTTTAGTGTGCAAGAAGTTCTTTTAATAGTACAACTTTGTATTCAAGTTCAACTAAAGAACCGGCATTTGGTATGATGATATCCGACATACTCCATATGTCAACATCGAAAGATTCTCGAGGTTCCAATGGTTTCATTGGGTCGAACACACCAATCACCAAATCAAAGATGCCATCATGAGTGCAAGCCTCGAGCTCACGATTGCTACGCATCCCTGTGTAGATGTCGTTGTTGTCCATGATGTACTTAGCCAATTGACCTGGATAGTCTTGATTGTACTCACAAATCATATCGAACCACTCAGCTCTGTGGTTCACCCGATCCTCGAAGCATTCCTCAGGAGTCTTGTACCCATACTTGTCCTTCAATGCATCGTACAGGAATAAGCGTGAGGCAGCTTGCGAACTGCTCTCACTCTTGTATCCAAAATGCTTATTCATAAATTCTGCGACCGTGTCCTTACCATGACGTGCGTGGCCGATGATACATATTTTCTTTTTCATAGCTTCTCTATTTCTTGTTTAACTTCATCTAAATATTTATTGTAACCATCTGTATTCAATGGGTTTTCTCTTGCAAATCCAACCGCAATTAATGCACATTGTTTAGCTTCATAAATTCCTGTGTAATTTGGTACCATAAATTGGTAATACTTTCCAACTAATTCTTCTGCTTTTTCTTTCTGTGTCATATATTAAATAATTCTTGTTCAACTTGTTCTAAATAAGGTTGCGATTCTACATCGCACCACTCAATCATTTTTCTTACTGTACAATGGACGCATAACTTTACTGCATATTTTCTGGAAAATTCATCGTAAATCTCGTCCATTAATAATGAATTATAATGATCGATTAATTCGTGTGCCATTTCTTTTGGCGTTATATCTTTTGTCCCCATCTGTTGATTCCTTTTTTATTGTATTTATAATAATAAACATACAGGTTATAAAACCCATTCTGATTTCTGCGAAGGATTAACTTGTCCTTACACGCATCGCATTGGTAGCTTACCGACTGCGTGTTCTTAGATCGCATGAAAACTTTGTCAGCATCACACTCATCGTTCTTATGCCCACACTTAGGGCAGTTCAATCGATGCTCAAGGAAGCCTGACCTTACTCGCTCATCGCCATACTCAGGATCGGTTGGCTTAGCCTTGTAAACCTTAACGAATCCTTTCCGGGTTCTTCTGAATACTAATCTTCTCTCGCATCCAGCACATTTGCCGTTCGCTCGCTCTTGCTCATCTTCCGTTCGATCAAAAATATTAATCGCATAGTCGAGGTCAGATTCGTGGCCACAATGTGGGCAGTCAAGCGTGTTCTTTCTAATAGTGTATCCCATTGATAATTTCTTTAAATTTTTTGTACAAATATTCTGCGGACTCATTCCAACCTTTCTTGTATTGTTTGGCCATTTGATCTTGCTCCATTTCTTTGGCTTGTTTGAAAGATTCTTCATACATATTTCTTAATTGTTCGGAATCAAAACTAACAATACCCAATAGGTGTATGTATAGTCTATCTACTGCCGTTTGTTTATTTGCCATTGTCTTGTTGTTTAAACTGAGAGTTCATAAGGTTTCGCATTCTCTTCTTGTAGGCATTCTTCCTCATAGATTTTTCTTGTTGTTTTGTGAATGGATGACTACTAAAAAAGTTTCCGCACGAGGAGATATATCCTCTAAACTCCTTCATATCTGAGCCATCAGATGATTTACCTGTGTATAGTGCCATTGTCTTGTTGTTTAATAAGGTTATACCCTTAAAGTTTTTTAAAAAAATCAGGATATAACCTGTTGTTTAATGTGATTAATTGTCCACTCCACACCAAACTTAAATATTGCATCAAATTCAAATGAATAGCTTGAGTCTTCTATTTTATCGTCTATTTCAAATTCACTTGGTAGTTCGATGGGAGTGTAATCCCCTAATAAAAAATCTGTAGTTAGCCAAGGAGAAATCCTAGCTTCAATCATTGCGTGCTTTACTTGTTCTTCTGTATATAATTTCATTTGTCTTGTTGTTTACAGATTGAAATAAGTTTATCTATACAAGCATTCTCTGCTTCTTCGTAGGTATAATAACCTAGTGGACTTTCATCAACTACCCATTCTTCTTGTTCATTAATAATTATCTCCCAAGAATATCTATATCCTTCTTTATCAGATGCAGTTATTTTTAGCGGGAATACACTAGTGTGAAGTATATTGTGCTTCTCCCTAAACCATCTAAATACTTGTTGTTTAAGTGGTGCAAGAGTGTGATATGTAGGATTGAATAATACACCATCATCTGTACTAAACCCAATATATAGTTTACCAAAATCTTCATCATACCCAGCCATACATTTCTCATCAAAGCCAAGGTACATTAGTGCTACTGCTTGATCAAAGCTTACAAATTCTTCGCTCATTTCTTATAAGGTTTATAGTCAGGATACTTTTTATGTATCGCCTTCCGTGTGATTTTAGATTGTTTTGACTTCTTGACATAGCATCCCCTATCGCAAGAACTTAGGCCAATGGCCAACATTAAAATGATTAAACTATATTTCATATCTCGGTCGGTATAAAAACGCAGCGATTATCGCCACAGGTAAAATAAGTAGCACGGCTATCGTGCCAAACAATGTAAAGGCTATCAAATTAATAGCCATGTCGCTTAAGCTCTGCTTCATAAGACTTCTTAGTTTTGGTGAAATTAACTATGCCTAACTTGTCAACATAGGTCGAGTCAAATGACTCATCCCAATTCTGATCCTGCAGGTTCACTCTCACGATTCTTGGTGAGGGTTTTGTCGAGCCTGGCTTCGAGCCAATCACGATTAATAATACCCCCAAGCTTATTGTAGTTAGCAACATTTTTCTCATTTGATTTAAATTTTTTAATTCCATACAAAACTGATGCGTGATCTATAGGATACCCATATCTCTCGCAGTACCTCTGAATCTCGCACACCTTTATACCTGCATCCTTGCACAGGTAATAAAAGTGATGCCGAGCGTTCACCACCGGAAAGGCTTTCGTATTTCGAAACATATCAAGCTTCTTAATACGATGGCGATATATAATTTTCTTTGCGATCTCATCGATCAACTCTACATTAGTAATCATCTACAAAAAATTAAGATTAAAATAACAAACACTACCCATGTAACAATGGTGAATACACCTCCAGCTTGCTTATCGCTCATACCTTATAAATAAAATGTGCCAACCAAAAAATAACTATACTGAATACAAGCCATAACCCTACGGCTAATAAGATTCTATTTCTTTCTTCCATAATAAATTAAGATTAAGATTAAAATATAACACAATAAAAACAATAACGCTGGTAGCATCAAGCCTATGTTAGCACAAATAATTGCAGCAAACATAAAAGCAAAGGGCATATACATTAGTCTATGCATAAGTATTCATTTATAAGGTCATCAAATTGTTTAAGTAATCTCTCACGGTCGTTATCGTACGATGTGAATAACCAAGTCGCATTCTCGTAAGCCTGCAGTATATACTTGGTAGTTATCGGGTCACGATCTAATGTTAGTTGCAGATGACTCCAATTGCTCAATGGCAGTATAAGTCTTCCCTTCTTTTTGCCCGAAAGGATTAATTCGCGAAAAGGTTCGAGGTGCTGTCTCATATAATTTTTGTCTTGCGATTGATAATTGGAACTCTAAATTGTCATGCCATTGCTTAGGAGCATAGGCTATGTTAAATTGTACCGATCTAAATTCATTCTCGAATTCACGAAAGTTTAAACGATCCTCGGCATACATACATAGCTTACTATAACTGTAGTTATGTTTGTCTGAGTACCATATACTAAAATCTGAGATCGCCTCAAGGATGTACTCCTCTCGGTACTCCTTAATATCGCCTACACGAATAGCATTAAGGATAAAATTACGGCAGTCGATTAAAAAATCTTGCTTATTCATTTGGTAAGGGGGTTAAATTTCGGTTGAAAGTTAGTAGAATTAATTGGCATTTACAACACCTTGCTCCATTGGTTTGCGATCGCTTTAGCCATTCCCTGAAATGTTTTGCTTCTCAAAGTTCTACGCTCCGCAGGAGTTTTAGCCTGACTTAAAGCCTTGTAATACCACATCGGCTGTCGCTTTACTTTCCCACTCTTGCCATCAACCCATTCAAAAAATTCTCCCTTATCTACAATGTCAGTAGGAGTGATCAATGGTAGATTTTTAAGCCACAAACAAGTAGACTTATTTGCTGAATCACCAAACATCCAAGGCTGAATGATCTGATCGGGTTTACGCCATGCAGTTGATAATGATCCAATAGGATTCTCAATTGCGATCCGAGGAATATTCGACTCATAAAGTTTTATAACAAACTCAATCGCTGACTGCCGATCACACTCACGATTTGGATATCTTGGGTGAGGTCTACGCTCATTACTTGGCAAGTGCTTATCATCGGGATGGTAGTACCATGCAGCCCCACTTGAGGACAAAAATGTGCAAGGTGGGTGAGCGATCATAAGATCCCAGTTCTGATCAATCACACCAAACACATCGCCTTGTATGTGCCACTCGGGGTGACCTCCCGAGCAAGGCAAGATGTCGCAACTGAATGCCTCATGACCTAAGGCCCTAAACTCTTTTGTGATCGCTTGACTTTCCTCGCAAGCTATTAATACTTTTGCCATTTTAAATTTCGTTTTAATATCCGTAAAAAAATCCTTGTTCATCGCATCGCTTAGGCTCTTCATTTCGCCAATCTATTGACCGATCTTCATCAATGTTAGGCCAAATAATATCAGATCTATTTTCAGTAGAGTATGCTAGTTCAATACCCGCACTTCGATCTGATCCAAGGCCGTTCATTTCAGCAAGCAACTCATAAAAGTCTTTGTTATCAAACTTTCCGTAGCCCTCATATAAAGGCTCATGCCATACGTTCCCTTGATTATCCTTTAGGTATACATTCAAAGCCCCTCGAACTGAATGTACATTTGATACGCTCTTATTGGTATCGTTAGTTATGAATGAATGAAATCCCATTTTAATTTTCGTTTAAGTTATTTTGCTAGTAAAGTTTTTAAATGCTTTTTGAATATATACATATCAAACACTTCATTTACATCATTAAAATAACATCCATTAAAATACACTTTGAATCCTTTTAATTTTAAATATGATCGCCCTAATATGGTTTCATAATCACTTCGCATTTCATACTTCCAAACTAATGCATTGCCATCATGATAGCCATTCCCTATACAACTTCCGTTTTGATGTCTTATTTGAAAATAGTTATCATGATCTTTGTACGGCAAAAGTTCAAGTCCAATTTCACGAAGCATATCGCCGTACTTCTTATTATCTTCTGCCATTTGCAAGTTCATCGCCTCTCTGATCGCAATATTACTTGCACCTATTTCTCGAATGCGAATTTCATCTTTCTCCACCTCATCACACAAATGAGCAAAGATATTATCAGCTGATCCGATTGCATGATCATTAATTTTCGCAAACTCATTTACTAAGTTTGAAATAATTTCGTTTTGTTTTGGGGTTAAATTTTCCATTCTAATTTTCGTTTAAATTTTGTGTCGTAAATATTTCTATAAAATCAGTGTAAAATTCATCGGCATTAAATACCTCAATGTAGTTACACAATACATCGTTTTTCTCATCATATTGATTATCTGCATTATATCGAATAATCACCTCAGCATTCGGGTTTGGATGCTGATTTAAAATTTGAATTAAGTCTTTGATCGTCATTTTAATTTTGGTTTAAATAGTTTAAAATTGGTTCTACTTTCTTTGTATACTGCTCCACGTAATCTGCCAGGCTATCGTCAATTTCCGTAAAAATTGAGTTTTCGATCTGCTCCTTTGTATTCCGATCGTATACTTTGATAATGATCACACCGCTTATTGACTTGATAATATGCAGGGAATAATCGCCTGCCTTAATTATTTTCTTGCTCATCTAATTCTGATTTTAAAAAGGTTAAAAAATTGATTAGTAAAATGCCACCGCCTAAGAATGTCCAAAATCCGTTTGGCTGATCAACCTCAATAAATAAAAATGAGATTGCTATTAAATTTGCTATTGATCGTTTCATATTAATTTATTTACAATTTGATCCCATTCCTTTTTACTGATAGCACCATCAATATTTTTGTAGTATTCCGTGTAGAATTCCATTGTATGCAATTTTTTAAGCAACTGAGTAACCACATACAAATACTGATGCTTTTGTGCCTCAAGATCACACTCACTTCTGAGTTCGAAAAAATCGCCATCTGAGTTATACTCATTTCCGTTCTCATCAAAATATTGAATTTGAACATCTACCAAATTTTCTTCGCCCTCAAATTGAGGTGATGCCCACAACTTAAGATCACCATTTGACCAACAGATCGCACCCGTTTGGATATCTCTTTCTAAATTGAAGCAATCTATTTTAGTCACTCCAAAATCTACATTTTTGTAATTGATATACTTTTGCATATTAGTCTTCATAATAGTTTATAATTCTTTCAATTTTCTCATTTATAATGCTTGTAACATTGTTAATGTTTGAGTCAATAGCACGCTTCAGAATGGCCTTAAATTGATCGGCTTCTATAACTATCTGCTCATCGTCTGCACGATCGTCATTCACTTCATCTAGAATATTTTCTACATCGTATACGCTAAACAATAGATCTGTATTGTAGCCTCTTTTTTTAAGCTCTTGAATTAATTCAAATGTCTCTATCTTTTCCATTTTATTTAAATTTTCTTAATTTCCAGTTTTACACTATTTTTTATTTTTTACCTTTTTAAACTCAGCAATTAAACATTCCGTTAAATATTCGATCCGCTCAAATGTAGCTTTGTCGTTTTTCATTGTTTCGACAAACTCTTGATTATCGTACATCTGATAAACTAGTTCGCTTACCTTATGCTGTGCTACAATATCGTTATATGTAGGTATCAGCGTTTCAATATTATCAATGATCTCGTAAACTTGTTTCCGCCAAATTTCTTTTTGTTTCTCAATGTCTCCAAAATATGGCTTGATATCTACTTCAATCACTTCGCCTAAAATATCGCCAAAACCGCCATTTCCATAAATATCATTTACACTAAAGTAGATCGTACCCCAATCATTTTCGAAGCATGGCGAACAATACAATTCTAGACCCGTTTTAGGATCAACAAAATATCTTGCATCTGTATGGCGATCGCTACCAAATTGCCAACCTTTATAGTCACACTCACCTTTGAGTTTATCGTCTGTTAAAAATCCGCTGTTTAAAATATCATTAGATAATTCGCGTAGATCAATATAAATTCTATTTAAGTTTTCCATTTTAAATTTGATCCGATATTATTGCCTCGGATCTACGGCTTTAGGTTTATTACTTAATTGCGTTTAAAATATATCCTTTAATTTCCTCAGCCTTACTGTCACATAAACGTTGACACAAAAAGCTATCTAAATATTGCGTTTCAAATTCGATATATTTTGGATTTCCAAAATAAAAATTTATCTCCTCGTCTCCTGTTTTTATGGTGGTTAATTTGCTACGCTCTTTTATATATACTTTGTAGCTATCTCCTTTTAAGTTTAATTTAAATGTCTTTTTCATGATCTTTTATTTTTAAAGGTTGATTAATTTATTATCTTACTACAAAGCCCGTTGTATCCGCTTTTGCTTTTGATCCTTTAGCCTTTAGCCCTAATATTTTTCCGCTCAATTCCAACATAAGATCGTCCGCTTTATCGCCGTCAATTACTTCAGCACCCAAGTAGGTTTTAGGCATCGGCTTTTTATGATCGAATACTACAGAAACATTAGCACCAATTGATAGGGCTTTTTTTGCATCGGCTTCATTAATTTCAGATCGGCTAAAAGTTAAAATATAATTTGTCCCTTTGTACTTCATTACTTTGCCCAAAACTTTAGTGTAATCGTAAAAAATTAAGTTAGGAAAATCCGCTAAAATATCTTTATTCAATCTGTTTTTAATGATCGCAATAAAATCTAGATCGGATGTTCCGTTTAATCTTACTTCAATTTTGCCGTTTTTCTTAATTGCTTTTTTGTTCAGCAAAAACAATTCATGGTAAATTTTTTCGCAAAAGGCTGTTCGATCTGTAATGTACATTTCAGTTCTACGTGATCTAGCTTGATTGATTGTAGCATATACAGACGCAAGCCCTGAATTTACCAAACAGCCGTTTATACAGCCGTCGGAAGCATTTGTACAAATATTGACCCATTTGCTGTTTTGATTATATGGAAGCATATACAATATATGCGTTTCCAAACTGTTTTTAACTGTTTTAGCGTTATTTGATCCTTTCGAAATTAATTTTGCAGTTGACATAATAGTAATATTTTAAGGTTGATTAATAATTGAATTCGATTTTATCTAATTTTAAGTTCCATTCATTTGTAAGGTCTACAATTGTTTGGCTGTGCCATTCATTCAAAGGTGCTAAATTTTTAGCTTTGATCTTTGCGCCTCTTATTGACTTGCATAATACTACAGCCGTAAACATAATTTCAAATTCGCCATGGCTGTTTAATTTTTTGAATGTTATTCTAAATTTCTTCATGATCATTTATATTTAAAAGTGATAAATAGTTTTTTCTAATTCGACTAGATCTAAATTTGAATTAATACGTAAGGCTAAAATAGTCGCCTTTCCATATGCTGAAAAACGGCTATTGGCTTTAACTGTAATTTGCTGTTTTGGTGATCCTAAAAAATAAGCGTTAAAAATGTACGTATCCATGAGCGTAATATTTAAAAGGTTTTTGTTTGAATGCGATTGCAAGTAATAAAGGATTTTTTTATTATGCAAATATTTTTGTTGAATTCATGTAGAATTTTTTTGATCGCAAAGGTTTGGGTTAACCTGGAATTATAGATTTTGTCCTATAAAAAATTGCGATTCAAGAAAGCCAGGGCACATTAAGCCGTAAAATTATTCGATAAATACAATAAAAATATGTTGAAAACTTTTTTTCAGATCAATGAAATATTTTTAAAAAGGATTGAAAAAGTAGAAAATTTTGGGCTGTGGCAAGCCGTGAAGTCACGGCGATTTATCGCAAATATTTTTGGCTTTTTTGTTTTGCGATCGGATCAAAAAAGGTATTGATCGGATCGGATTTTTGTAATGGAAACGGCTGTAGATCTGTTGCAATTGGATCGGCAAAAGTGTAAACTAATTTGATCGGTTTATTAGTTAATTAGACAAACATCTAATTGCAAAATGTAGATAGTTAGTCAAGCATCTAATTAGCAATGTGGCTAATTAGCCGAACGGCTAAATAAGAAAAAGCCAAAAAGTTCCGAGCCTTTAGTCCAATCCGCACCCCCCGGGGTCAAAAAAAGATCGTTTCCCCTGGATCGCCGCCGGTGTAAAATGATGGGGTTATCCAAAATCCATTTTTATCTAACATAAATTTCTACCCTATTCATGAACTCAGTGTACAAAGTGATGTACAAGTGTAGAAGTTTGCAAACTTTGATTTTAAAGTATGTAATCCTAACTTATTGATTATTAATAAGTTATATTTATTTTTATGAATAGTGCTTAAAATGTATAAAATAATAGAGAAAAATAAAAAAAAATAAAATATATAGAAATAGAAAAATATATATAGAAGTATATAGGCAAAAAAGTTTGCAAGTTTACATAGGTCATTATTTATTGTTACAACAAAAAGTATATCAATATGTTACGATTACATACTGTCGAATTGGCTTTTACAAACTGTAAACATTTCCTACACTCGTTCATTAAAAGTTTGCATATATTCATGCTATTAGTTATATTTGTACATAATTTAAATATATTCAATATGGTAATACCTGAAAAGTTTAACAAATGGAAAACTGGCATAATGTTCAGGCCAGGAACGAAGATTAGAGGCATTCATATGTATCGAGACTTTGTTAGCTCTTGCAATGGGAGCTTTAAGCGTTTAAGCAAAAGCATTTTTTATGATTGGCTACGTGCTGACTTTGATGACCTAAGTGAGGGGACTGATGCTCGTGGGTTGTGGTTCATGTTGGGGGATGCTTTGCCTAAGGATGGCGAGCAGATTAGCAAGCAGCAATTGCGTAGGCTGACGTCAAATGAGTTCGTGGATTGGTTCGATGACAAGTATGAGTCATTGCTATATTCAAAGTATCACTTAAGTGAGATTAGGGCATGGTTTCTAAATGCCAATTCTGCTAATGAGTTTTTGGTCACACGTCAGCGGTTCAATAAGTGGGTCGATTATGGCGTGAACTATAAGGGTGGTGTCATCGAGAAGAAGCGTGACATGGATGGGATTTTTATTGTGATCTCATAGGATGGCACAGAAGTTGTAAGTAAGTTTGTAACAAATTAAATTAATAAGATGATAGTTAAAAATGTAGAGTCTGGCGAAATTGCTAGACAAAAATTAATTAAAGGTGTTGATACGGTTGCAAATGCTGTAGGATCTACTCTTGGTGCCAGAGGTCGCACAGTTCTGATGGAATCGGAGAACCATGTTGGTGGCATTATTGTCACAAAAGATGGCGTTTCGGTATCGAAAGGTGTAAATCTTATGGATCCTACCGAGAACCTAGCGGTGATGATCATGCGTGAGGCATCAGAGAAGACTGCTAACTCAGCAGGCGATGGGACAACGACAAGTATGGTGCTGGCACAGGCCATCATCCATGAGGCCATGGACCAAATTGAGCCGAGCGACAACTTAACGCAAGTATTGCGTGACATCCAAGAGGCGAGCACAGAGGTGCTGACAAAGTTAGATGAGATGTCGGTCGAGATTACTGATGACAAGCTTCAGTCTGTTGCTACAATCTCTGCTAATGGGGACACGGACACAGGGTCAATTATCGCTGATGCGTACAGTAAGGTGGGGCTGACAGGTGTGGTGACAGTAGAGCCATCCAAGGATGCGTTGACATACTCGGAGATTATTAGTGGGATGAAGGTGGACAGAGGGTACACGAGCAAGTATTTTGTGACTGACCATAAGAAGCAAGAGTGTGTGCTAGATGACCCATATATTTTGGTGACTGACCAACCTATTAGCCACATTAATGACATCTTCCCAATACTTGAGTATATACTTGAGGGCAACAAGTCATTATTAATCATTGGCGAGTTGGAGGAGAATGCTCTGAACACGCTGAACGCCAACAAGATTAAGGCTAAGTTAAAGGTGTGCACAATTATGCCTCCACAGTTTGGCTACAAGAAGCATCAGTTGATGCAGGACATAGCGACATCGGTTGGGGCTAAGTATTTTAGTGAGCAAACAGGGGACAACTTGGCGATGGTGAGCATCGATGACCTGGGCCGTGCCAAGAAAGTAATCAGCGGTCGGTTCAACACACTTATCCGTGAGCCGGGTGGCTTGGTGGACGAGCGAGTGGCTGAGCTGCAAGAGCAATTAAACGTGGAGACGAGTGCGATCGAGAAAGAATTCTTAAAAGAGCGGATCGCTAACTTGGGCGGTGGCGTGGCTGTCATTTATGTTGGTGCTCAGTCTGACATTGAGCAGAAGGAGAAGAAGGACAGAGTAGACGATGCGGTGTGTGCTGTGAGAGCTGCATTGGAGGAGGGTATCCTGCCAGGTGGTGGGGTGGCACTAAAAGATGTTGCTACTTCAACAAATATAAAAAATAAAGGGGCAGATATATTAATGCGTGCTTTGATGGCACCTATGATCAAGATTATTCAGAATGCAGGTGGGGCAAAAGAAAATTTGGACGTATGCTCTAAAGAAGGCGTTGGGATCAATGTGGTGAACATGGCCACGGCTAACATGATGGACATCGGGATCATCGACCCAACGAAGGTGACAAAAGAGGCTGTGAGAAATGCAGTCAGCGTAGCAACTACGTTGCTGTCAACAGATACGGTCATCACTAATATTCGGGCATGAGAAAGATATTAGCAGAAGACAAGGCGTTGGAGCTAGAAGAGTTCTTTCTGCCTCACCTGAATAGAGATGAAGAACTTAATAAATCTCTTGCTTGCTATTTTGGAGCAAAAGTAGCTCATGAGGTGGCAGAGAATTGTCAGATATTTAGCGAAGAGCAAATGTACTGGTTTGATGTAAAAGGAATTTTAAAAAGAAAAATGTAATACAATGCGAGTAATAGGAAATAATATTTTAATCGTCCCTTTTGAAGAAGAGACAAAATCAAAAGGGGGCTTATTGATGTCAGCATCTGACACAAAAGAGCTAAGATACAAAAAAGCAACTGTGGTTGCTGTTGGTGATCTTGCCACGAGTGTTAAGCCTGGTAACTTTATCTACTTTGATAAGGCAGCAGGGCATAGCATCCGTGTAAATGAGGACATCTACACGGTGATACGCTTGCAGGATGTGGTAGTTGTGCTATAATCCAAAATCAGTCTTGGACTTCTGATCTTTAAAGTCCTCATTGGCCCGCTTTGCTACTCTATTGAACTGACGTTCGGAGTACTTAGTGGGCCTTTTTATTTCTGTAATAGGCTTCTCTCCTAAAAGTCGAGCGTAAACATCACGCATAATCGCTCTGCCCTTGGCAGATAGTTCATACATCGGAACAGTTCGGTACGATCCTGGTCTGAATACGTGAATCAGACCCATGTCAATCATATCTTTACGCTTTTTTGGAGCAAATCCGAGAATCTGGTTGTACTTTTCGATTGATTTGACGTTAAATATACCTTCCGAGTGTAAAAAACAGAGCATTTGGAAGTAAGGTGCCGAGAGTCCGTAGTGCCTAAGTACATATTTCTGCACGAGACCTATGTATTTTAGGAAGTCGTGCTGTATTTCCATCCGTGTAACTGGAGGATATTTCTTTGGTCGGTACACTTTTGGTACCATATATGTTTTCATTGGATTTTATTTTTAACAAATTTACTATCTTTGCTTGATTTTTAATAATAAGAAAATGGCAAAACAAAAAGGCGGTGCACCTAAAGCTAAGATTGGTGACCTTAAGAATGTAGTAAGCGGTTTGAAAGAAAGAACCGATAAGTTACAAGGTGATTACGTTAGAACAAAAGAGGACATTGCAGCAGGTCGTACAGTTGGACAACTAGGCATTGGCGATATGCAACGATTGCGTTCACGTGAGATTCAGCATAACGCAGAAAAGATTAATCGTTATGGTCGTATTATCGACAGCACAACGATTGCTCACGATCGTGCTCGTTTGGCTGAGAAGCAAGCACAATATAAGCGTGACTATCCATTGTCTCCAACATTTAAATCTAAGATGTAATTATGGCAAAGCAAGAAAAAACACCAATGACACGTCCAATGCCTCCTCAAATGATGGGTATTAGCAAGATTGTCGCAGCATCTAAGATGGTTGACTTAGTAAAGCAAGCAGCTACTCGTAAGATGGGTAAAAAAATGTGCTAACATGGAGGGCTTAGGAGATTTAGTTGCTAAAGTAACTGAGGCTACTGGCATCAAGGTAGTTGTTGAAGCAGTCGCACCAAATGGTGGATGCGGCTGTGCACAACGTCAACAGAAGTTAAACAACCTGTTCCCTTTTGGAACACCTAAGGATCAATACTACCAAGATAAGGTAAATGAAAGCAACCGCTAAATTTTATGCGACACATCCGGAGGCTCGCAAAAAACGCTTAGAATATCAGGCTGAATATAACAAACGTGCTGATCAACTCAAAAAGCGTATCGAGTTAAACCGTGAGAACCGCAAGCGTGGCAGTTATGCTGACCATGATGGCAAGGACTTAGCTCACCAAAAAAATGGTAAGTTTATAGAGAAGTTGGCATCGAAGAATCGTGGCGATAAAAATGATATGCCCGGGGACAAGCGTGCTCGTGGTACTAAAAAGAAAAAGTAATGGCTGATATTAAAAAGATGTTGGACCGCTATGGCCTTGAAGGAGTTAATAAGCCTAAACGCCAAACCTCAGGTGGTAAGTCGCACGTAGTGCTTGCTAAAGATGGAGACAATGTTAAGTTAATCCGTTTTGGTCAAGCAGGTGTAAAGACTAATCAGACCGTTGGCCAGCGTGAGGCATTTAAATCTCGTCACGCAAAGAACATTGCAAAGGGTAAGATGTCGGCAGCTTATTGGTCCGATCGTGTCAAATGGTCTCCAAGCAAGACAGCATCTCCATCTAAAAAATGGGTTAAAGGATCTTAATATGAAAAAACTAAATAAACTTGGAGTAGAAAACTCTTTGTGGAATAACATAAGAGCGAGCAAAGGGTCAGGCAAAAAGCCTACGAAGGAGATGCTTAAGCAAGAGAAGAAGATTAAGAAACAAGAGAAAAAAAAGTAATATCTTTGTAACTATAAATAACAAATATGAAAAAGGTAACTAAAAAAACAGCGTTTGATATCAAAGAGGCAAGCAACCAAAAGTTGAAGCCAGGAGCTCGCAAGCACTATGCTGAGAATGCACAGGCTGCAATGAAGAACCAAAAGAAAAAGAAATAAGATGGGAGTTTTAAACTACACACAGTCTGGCCGTGCGGCAGCTGTAACACCATCAAATACTGATAACATTCCTAGTGTATCAGGCGGTGAGAATACACAAGGCTGTATTCTTTACGTAGGTGGCACAGGAGTTTTAAAGGTATTGACAATTGGAGGAGACGAAGTTTTCTTTCATGGTGTACCAGCAGGAACAACACTTCAAGTAAGAGTTCTTCGTGTATTTTCCACAGGAACCACTGCTACTAACATCGTAGCTCTTTGGTAAAATGACTGACGAGGACTTGAAGATAGCATTTATTAATTCTGTGACATTTATCTTGTCATTCTCGACTCTTGAATCTTGGTTCAAGGTTATTCTACTTGGTGTGACCATTGGTTACACAATTACAAAGTGGGTGATGTTATTAAAAAACAAGAAAGCTGATGATTAGCGACTTCTTTAAGTTCGAAGGACAGTATTCACACACGAGACTCATTTCACTAATTGGGTCTCTTGTTGTTTTCGGGAGTTTCTTATATAATCCTACCAATACAGGGTTGCAAAATTTGATGGCGATCATTATATCTGGATCGCTAATAAATGCTACTGCATCTAAATTTACTAAAAAATGAAATTATCAGAACATCTTGACCTAGTCGAAGTGACTCGGTCCGAGTATGCTAAAAGAAATGGCATTAATAATATGCCTAACCCACAGTATACAGAAAACTTGATCGAATTGGCTCAAAAGATATTCGAGCCAATTAGACAGCACTTTAATAAACCCATACACATATCAAGTGGGTTTAGGTCAAAAATTTTAAACGAAAAAATTGGAGGTGCTAAGAATTCTCAGCACACACTCGGTCAAGCACTTGATATAGATCAGGGTAATCGGAAGGATAATATAGAGATATTTGAGTTTATAAAAAATAACTTACCTTTCGACCAGTTAATAAACGAATATGGTTATGATTGGGTTCATGTATCTTATAATCCTGATGGCAGACAGCGTGGTGAAGTGCTTGATGCGATCAAAGAAAAAGGGCAAACGAAATACGTAGCACACAAATGAGAAATCTAATATTTTTACTATTAATTTTTGCAGTATCATGCAAGCCGTTACAACCTGTAACGGTTTATCGAGATGTTGTCAAAGTAGACACAGTTCGTGATTACAAAGTAATTACAAAATTAAACGCTGTTCATGACACGCTAACAATCGACAATCCTTGCGATTCTTCTGGCATTTTAACGAGTTTCTATAGCCGGATAAGGATACCACAAGGAAAGGTTGTAGTTCGTTCAGTACAGGGCAAGATTCAGGCCACAGTAGACATCGATTCTATCGAGTCCGTGTATCGTGATAAGTATAAATCTCAACTTGCTACTGATACGTATAAAACTGAGAAAGTTATACGTACAAATGAGATACCTAAGTGGGTAATTTGGTTTATGGCTATTAGTGGTGTTTTGTCATTTTTATATGTTAGAGAGAAAGTTAGTATTTTTGTAAAATAACTAGCAAACAAAAAGCCGATGGCAAGAATTAGTACATATCCAAGTGACAATAATGTTATAGGAGCAGATAAGTGGATTGGTTCCGATGCAAATAATAACAATCAAACCAAGAACTTTACAGCCGATGCAGTAGCAGCTTATTTTAATAAGGCTAGTGCTATCGATACAGGTCAATTCTCTTGGAATTTCGTTGCCTATTCAAGTACTGTTACTCAGTATGACAAAACATTTTCATTAGTTGGGTATACTAATACAAGTATTGGTGTTAACCAGTTAGAAGGTATCTTAAAAGTATCTTTCTTAACTCTTGCAAATACAACTCCAGGCACATTTATTGCAGAGCAATGGCTAAATAAAATTATCCTTGTTCATATCCCTAATAACCCATCTTCTTACGGATTATATAGAATTACTAATATTTCTTTAGTTGGTGATTTTTATTATTTAACTACTGACTTACAAGAGGCATCTACAGGAACTATTTTAGCAAACACTCCTGTTTCTTTTGGTCTTTTCGAAGGTGTATCAGGTACTAACGGAACATCCGGAAGCTCAGGAACGTCAGGGTCAAGCGGAATTAATGGTACTATGGGTACTTCAGGATCGTCAGGTACTACAGGTACTTCAGGATCGTCAGGCACCACAGGTACTTCTGGAAGCTCAGGTACTACAGGTACATCAGGTACTACAGGTACTTCAGGATACTCTGGTGATAAATATCGTGGCACATCTACTACTTCATTTACATTAGGAAATGCAGGAACCATTACAACCCAAGTAGGGCTATCATATACTCCAGCACAATCTATTATCATTGTTTACAATGCTAATAATTTCCAAGAGTGCGAGGTTATAAGTTACGACTCTGGTAATGGATTACTAACATTTGCTGCACCAACACGAACTGTTGGTTCGGGTACATATACTTCTTGGACAATTAACTTGGATGGTGCAAGTGGTGGCGATGGATCTTCAGGTACTTCAGGTACATCAGGGGCAAATGGTACAAGTGGAATAAATGGTACGAGTGGTAGCTCAGGATTTAGCGGAACTAGTGGTATAAGTGGAACCTCAGGTACGACAGGTACTTCGGGATCTAGCGGTATTAGTGGTACATCAGGAACAAGTGGGGTAGATGGTACATCCGGTACAACAGGAACATCAGGATTTAATGGATCAAGTGGAACTACAGGTACATCAGGTACTAGTGGGTTAACAGGTACATCAGGTACATCAGGACAGAATGGTATTTCTGCTGGTCGTACTTACTACTTTAATCAGTCGCAGTCTTCTAGCATTTCTCCATATAAAATTTTAGCAGAACAGCCTTCCGGTGCTATTCAGCAAGTTGTTACTACTAGCTTGTCTGGTAGTCAATCTGGTGCGTTGGTAAGCAGTTTTATTACTGAGGAGTTAGGGTTTCCTATTATCCCAAGTGGTATACAAAGGTTTAATCTACATTATTTAAAACCTGCATCTAACGATAACATTGAAGTATATGTTACGATACAACTGGCTGATTCTTCAGGAACGCCTATTGGACCTGTTATATCATCTGGCGTTGACTTAATTGGATGGGTAGATGCTTCGACTCCTGTAGACGTACCTATCGACATTGTGCTTCCAACAACAGGTATTGATCCTACATATAGGATGATTGCTAAATTGTATTTAACAAATTTAGACAGCACATCACATAATGTTAGTTTTTACACAGAAGGTACTTCTTATTATTCTTTTGTTCTTACATCGGTAGGTGCAGTTGGTGGAACTTCAGGAACCTCAGGTACAAGTGGTGTATCTGGTACATCTGGTGTTAGTGGGACTTCGGGCGTTAGTGGAACAAGTGGGATTGATGGAACAAGTGGTATAAATGGTGCCAATGGCACTAGTGGTGTCGATGGAACATCTGGAGTAAATGGTACGAGTGGCGTTAATGGTGCAAATGGTACCTCAGGAGTAGATGGTACTAGTGGCGTAAGTGGTACGTCAGGAGTTTCAGGTACATCAGGTGTAAATGGAGCGAACGGAACATCAGGTGTAAGTGGTACTTCAGGTACTAGCGGAGCAGCTGGAGCAAGTGGTACATCAGGAGTTAGTGGAACAAGTGGTGTGTCAGGTACAAGTGGTACTTCGGGTCCATCGTACATCTCACTTTACTCAACTACTGTGACGATTAATAGTGCCGGTGGTTTTGCAGGTAACTACGGAACACTTATCCCAATTAACACGCTTACATATAACGGTGTTTATATTATCAGAATTAGATACGTATCATCTTATTCTCCATATTACATTAGTACTGTAATTACATATTGCCCTGCTAGTGGTAATGCTTCGGATCAGCAGACAGGATTTGAGTTTTATTCATTAACATCTGCTGGTAATGGTACCGACTCTTACATGGGATTCTTAGGTAAGTCGGCAGGAAGTGGTGGTGTAGGTGGTATATATGCTAAATTCCCTTATGGTAACGTTAATGCCGGAGGAGGTACAGCATATGTCGATTGTTATAGAATATATTAATTTTTAAGAGAATGGCAAATACATATAAGTTTGATATTGTCCAGGTATTTACATCTGACATAGAGTTGAATAGCAACAAAGATGAACTAGTTGAAAAGATTGAATTCTCTTTGATAGGTTATCGTGATAATCAGAATACATTTATTATTGAGGATGTAGATATTCCAACTTCTTCAGGAGATATAATTCCTTATAACCAATTGGATAAAGATATCTTCGTTAGTTGGGTTATAAACTTTGTAGGAGAAGACAGAATAAATAAGATGAAAGCAAAGATAGATGCTAAGTTAGAGGAAATGGTAAACCATTTTGCTCAATTCGATAACATCGATCAAGAAAAAACTATTAAATCAACATTGCCCCCATGGGTAAGTCTTGAAATACCCGAAGGGGCTGTTGTTTTAACTCCTAAAGAAATTAAATAGGCAATACCTTTATAACATCTTCTGCTAAAATACCCCTGTGGCATTCAAATTGTCTAGGGGTATTTTTATGTCGAGGGCACCAATC